CACCGTGTTCCATCTGTGACTTAATGCTTCTACCACCGCAATTGTTAATGGCACCACCACTAATAAGGAAGCTCCCTTCAAATAACTTTGGATCCCCTACTATATCTTCCTCGGTGAAGATTCGGATGCCATCTTGGTCAGCTTGGTATGTAGCATCTTCTGAATACACTCCATCAATATGTACTCGTGTAATGTTTACTCGCTGCGGCGCAAGACCTATTCCAGCTGACGATACGGTAATACCAGAAACACCTTGCGAACCAAATACCCCTGCCCCTGTTGCCATAGTGACGTTACGTATATCTACATCAATTAACGCCACTTTATCCCAAGCACCCCTAACCCAAATACCATCTCCTCCTGAAAAGGTTGTGGAGGCTCTGAAGCAATCTCTTACATAGAGTTGGCTGATATTTACATCGGCAAAGGAAGTGTTGTTGTAGATGTATACACCAGTAAATGCTTTCCTGTCACAATCAATTGTTAGCTTACCTTGGATGTTTACATCAAAGCCAGCACCCGTTACATCTACAGCCCGCCGTATTGATGCGCCTGAGTCTACTGTTATGGTTGCCCCATCTGCTACCCAGTGCAAGTCTGCTGTTAGCGTGACTGCAATGGAATCCGTGATACGGTAGTTGTTTGCTACACCGCCAAAGTACAGTGCTTTACCTACAGCACAAGCAGCTAGAAGGGAAGGTAGGTCATCTGCTGTTCCATCACCTTTAGCACCGTACTGTTTAACGTCTGCCAAAGATCCCTCCTGTAATAAAGCGACTGTACTGCCCGCTAACGCATGGTCTCCATATCCGTCTACAGCTTGAGTAGCTGCCACTATGTAATCTGCTGCACCTCCGTCACCGGAAGCGTAGTACCCTTTAGTGGATACTAGCTGCCCTGCGGTAAGTGTAGCAAGTTTTAATTGTGCTACTGTTTCAAATAACATTTTTGATTCCTTTATGACATGTTGTTTGCGGCTACGTTACCTGTGCCTGCGCCTAACGAGAAACCGCCAGTACCTCTAGCTGTGTTGGAAGTAACAAGGATGTAGTGAACATCGTTGGAAATCTGAAGCCCTCTCTCTGTGGTAGATGCGCCTACAGGAGCAAACGTATTACCGCTGACTACCCCTCCGGTATCCAGCCCGACTGTAGTTGAATCTATGTACATAATAATGCCCGCAGAGTCAGATCGGATTGTGTTGCCCGTAAAAGAGTACTTAGCGCAATCCCCACGAAGTTCCGCACCCCTTCGAGTACCTAAAGGAATGTACAGATTATTGCCTGTTACAGAGAGCCCTGTGCAATCGAGAAAGTACATAGCAGCCAAGCTACCGGATGGTGCTGTGATCTGATTACCAGAAACTACAATAGATTCTGAGCGCCGAATGTCTGTCCCCTGCCCTACACAACCTGAGATACTATTATCTGAGACTGTGCCACCAATAACGTCTGACACCTCTATACCTTGCAGCAGGGAATCTTCTATCGTGTTACCCGTAATTACAACATTGCGGCAATGGCCGCTTACTGTATTTTTCAAGAAGCTTATACCCTCCTCTGCACTATTCCTGATGACGTTGTTACTTACTACAACAGCGGTCGCTTTAGCTACAGTACCTCTGCTTCCCTGATACACAGCTATTCCCTTACCGCCGCATCCCTCAACTGTGTTACCGGAAATGATTATCTGTCCGTCATAGTCTGACTCGTTATGGTAGGCAATACCATTATCAAGAGAATCGTAAACGGCATTGTTGATAACAGAACCTGATCGGCACTCAAAGTTAATGCCTTGTCCTGAAGAGCCGTAGCAAGTGTTGTTAAGGATATGTATATCTTCGGCAGCACTATGGGTGTCAATAGCATCTCCCCCTCCCATTGAACCACCTAAAGCGTAAGAAGAGTTTGTAATAGTGTTGCCATCAAAAATACAACGACGAGGAATACCCGGATAACCTGAAAGGTTGTTAGTAGACCAACTGTGCCGTACATAGTTAAACGTACTGTTCTCGCAACGAGTGTCCTGCGTGGCATCTGCAACAGAGAACCCATACCCCGTAGTGTTTGGCTGTACTGAGCTTTCAAACAAACTGCTAGTACACTTACTGTTAATACAGCTGACTAGTTGAATACCTGCTCTTGTTAGATCTAAGAAGCTGCATCCATCTACAAGTACGTTGTTTGAGTAGAATGACTTTAGTCCTACAAGATCGTTTGAGTCTACTTGGCTTCCAGTAATAGTGACGTTACGTAGTGTTATGTTCTCTACAAAAGACACCTTATTAAGTATTGCTGTATCCCCTGTGGCGTAAGATCCCATTAAGGGGCCACGAAATGTGACCGTACCAGCTACTGCACTTTGGACTTGAATAATCTCCCCAACAGCTTGGCTAGTAGAGGATGCGTCATAGACTGCTGTAGAGCTAACAAGTATCCAATCATTCTCGGCCAATGAGGAGCTGTTGGCTACAGTCAAGGTAGCTGCTCCTGCAACAACTGAACCTGTCAATGCTAGTGAGCTTGCTAACGTCCCTACCGAAGTAATACAAGGTGTTGAGGTAGTCCCAGCACTGTAATCAAATAAACAATCCTGTAGGGTTGTGTCAGAAGACATTGTGAGTGTAGTGTTGATCTTATATGTCTGACCACCTCCCACTAAGATAGGATTACCTGAATCAAGAGCAGCTTGTGCAGCCACTGAATCATCTGTAGACCCATTCCCGACAGCCCCGTACTTACGAATATCTACGCTACCTTTAGCCTGTAATAAAGCTACAGTCCCGCCAGCTAACGCATGATCTCCATATCCGTCTACAGCTTGAGTAGCTGCCACTAGGTAGTTTGCCCCACCACCATCACCAGCTACGTAGTAACCTTTGGTGCTGGTGATCTGACCAATGTTAAGTTTAGAAAGTTTTAATTGTCCTACTGTTTCAAATATCATTTAGCTACCCATCCTGTATTACTGGTGCCAGATTCTTTAATATATAAAGTAGTACCTGCTCCACCAGATGTGTCCGTGTACATACTCCCTACGGGTGCTGTCTTTGAACCCTCCGGTGTACCTGCACCTGAAGTCCACAAAGATGTACCAACTCCGGGTCTAAGTGTCTCAACAAAAGCTGAAGACCATCGGCTTGTTGTCCACCCTAAAGGGTAAGTGTTATCCGCACCGGGTATAAACCTTCCGCTGTTGCTAATTCTCGCCTTTTCTGTATCAGGTGTGCCTGCACTGCCCGTGTGAAATGCTAAGGCTGTATTGCCGCTTGATCCTTCAGCCACAAAACGAATTGAGCTGTATACTGCGCCTGTGCTGTTGTCGTTCTGCTTTGAAGATATCTTTGCTATTGTTTCATTAGATGAAAGAACAGTGTCTGTGTTGTCAAGCAATATCTCTCTATTACCTTCTGTCGTATCTACGACTAACGATCCAGTTGGATCATAGAACGAAAGGAAGTCACCACCGTCTTGGTTAAAGTTGTTGCCTAACTTTACGTCTGTGGAGTTAGTGAAGAGGGACCAAGCCGTTGCGCCGACATCTACAATATTGGACACAACCCTGACACCTACTGTTTCTCGTACTTCTATTCCGCGAGTACCGTGGTCAGGCCAACTAATCGTATTCCCTTCAACAACAACATCTGTTCCGTAAGTTCTTATGGCAATAAGACCGGAAGACCCTGTAGCCCCTGTTCCTTCGATTACATTGCCGCTGACAACAATGTCGTTACCAACTTGTGGAGAGTTTAAGTAGACAGCGATCTGAAGCTGGAACCTACACTCTTTTAGTACGTTATCTTTAATAACAAGATTAGACGCTGAAGTACAGTCAATAGCTCGTTGCAGTGAAGCAAGAGTAACCAACAGTGGGTTAGTCATAAAGTTTCCGGAAATGGTCACTCCATTAGCCGCAATCTTAATCCCTCTTCGTGACCAGCCGTTAATTGTGTTGTTAGAAATAACAGCGGGGACAAACTTTGTATCAGCAGCAGTACCACCCGCGATAACAATTGAATCTCCTTCTTCTCCCATAACATCTTCAATCACGTTACCTGTGATGAAGATCTGCTTTGTACAATCTTGGTCAGTTTCGTGGGCAATAGCCCTCTGCATTCCGACACCGTTACCACCAGTACTGTCACCAACACCTTGCAGATTCTTGATAACATTGTTGCAGACAAGTGCTGACGTATCTAAGCCGTCAAAGTCCAGTCGAATAGCGATACCACCCCAGTTATTAAAACCGTTGAGGTCGTGAATGTAGCAGTCCCTAACCGTGGGGTTTAAGGAAGCCATCTCGATGGCGTACCCTATAAAGTTATTTCCGTCAATGTGAAGACCATCTATAACGGTGTTTGCACCAGTTACTTGTATGGCTTTCTTGACTTGGTCTGTAGCGGTAATAACACCTGTCCCGTATATACGACGATCAGCAACAGAGCTAGTCAGAGCTGGGGATGTTGTGGCACTAGCTATGCGGTAAGTGCCATCAGGTAAGTGTATTTCCGTAGAGGTTGTGTCCAGTGCTGCCTGTATAGCAGTAGTAGCGTCAGTAGTACCATCACTCTTAGCACCATACTGTTTAACGTTGGCGAGACCTCCAGTCTGTAATAGGGCAACTGTGCCACCAGCTAGAACGTGATCTCCGTAGCCATCAACCGCCTGTGAAGCCGCCACTAAGTAGCTTGCCCCACCACCATCACCAGTCACATAGTAACCTTTGGTTCTGATGATCTGGCCAGCGGTTAGCTTAGCCAGTTTCATTTTTGCTACTGTTTCAAATATCATTTAGTAACTCCAAATATTTTAAAAACCCCGCCGTAGCGGGGGATGTTTTTAAGGTGTATCCGTAACTAAGTCTGAACTAGTAAAGTTGTAGCCCGTAAGATGAGCATTACCTGACACATCAGAAATAGTTGTTACACTGTTTTCTATTTCGTAATAGTGAGTAGGAGCTGAACTTAGTAAGCTTAAGTCTTGAGTTGCTCCGCCATTATATATGGCAGCCAAGTTAGAAGTCTCATCACTGTTCCAGATAGCTACTTGGTTAATCACACTATCAGAATAGTTGTTATAAACATTGTTATCTTTACCTACTCTGAATATGTTGTCACTTGTGTCATTACCATTTAACACTCCAACGTATCCGTAGTTGCTATGTGAGCCAGCCTGAGATACAAGAGCACCATCAACCGCAATAGAAAACCTACTGTAGTAGTCGGAAAGGTCAGACTGAGATGACCCAGTTGTTCCTCCGTCAAAAGTAACAACCAAGTGATTCCAAGATCCAACAGTCAAGCAGCTTAGAGCTGCAATAACTATCTTATTGTGTACCGTACCATATTGAAGTGTAATGTGATTGCCTCCAGTTTGATGCAAAGTAATTGCACCAGTAGACGTACCACTACCTTGACCGTAGTTAAACAGGGTCTGTGTGGCCGTACTAGATGAAGGCTTGAACCACATACTAAGAGTCCAGGCATTTCCATCTCCATTTGAAGACCTATCCATAGCATTCATAACAGTAGCGTTGCCTTGCAGAAAGGTACTAGATCCATTAAACTGTAAAGACTTGGCATTTGTATAACTACCAGCCTCTTCAGTAATAGATACAGTCACAGTAAAGTCTACAGTACCACCAATAGCATTACCTGCCTTACAAGTAACTACTACAGTGTCAGCACTTGTGCCTAAGAATGCAGGAGCAGTACCACTAAGTACACCACTGTTTTGATTCATTGTTAGCCAACTAGGAGCATCAACCTCAACAAACTGATTTACTATGTTATCAGAACTTATAACCTGAAAGTTCAGTACACCTGCCTCTTCTACTGAAGCTGTTTGATCTGCCACCACAGGAACGTAGTTTATGTTAGGCTGATTACTTTGACTTAGTGATTGTTTAGATATGACAGGAATTTTAGAATACGTTCTATTACCTCTTACACCCATATACAAATGCACCGAACTACCTTCTGCAGGGTCTGACTTAGCCGTTGCTACTTTTTGGCCTGCGTCTTCGTCATAGATAGTAAGTTTACCGTCATTGTTAAACCTTAAAGAAAACATACCTTGTACAGTTCCTGAACCCCCACCATTACGATATTGGTCTAAGTTAGCTGCAAAGAAATAGCCGTCAGCTCCTGTGCTCATTACCCAATCATTTGCACCACCTTGAGTAAACACCATAGCTTCGTTAGTTTGATATTTAAAATGATTTAATAGTTGGTCTTCTGCTGTAACAACTCCCGTAGCTGCGTTGGTATACCCTGTACCGAAGTTGTCTCCGTTACCTACGTAGTCCAACATAAATAACATCTTCTCACCCTTCACAATAGATATACCGCTCTTTATAACTGTATGATCTAACACACCGTTAAGAATACCGTTTTCAACATTGTTGTAGTCGTGTACAATCTCCCAAAGGTTTTCAGACTCTGAGCTTACAAATTGCGGAAATATAAACTGAGCGTCACACCCTAATTGTAACTGAAAAGAATCAGCTACTAAGGCATTAGTTGTTTTAGCTATCTCTACCTCAGCAGTTCCGCTTAAGTCCACGAGTACTAGGTGTCCGTTATTTAGGAATCTAAGCGCTAGAGCAGCACCAAAGCTAGGTACGTATCTACTAGAAGTTGTAGTGTTTGTAAGTGTTGTGTTGCTACCCACTCTAAATCCACTAGTATCACGCCAGAAGCCCGTAGACCAGTTTACTTGCTGTTTAGAGTTGTGAGTACCTGAGTGATTGTGTGTCGCCCCATCCCATATACCCAATACAAAGGCTTTGTTATTGTTGAAGTTCCATCTAAACTCTGTACCTCTTTCTAAAGATGTACCAAAGTAAAAGGGAGCTCTTGGTGCTATACCTAAACTTGAATCACTAATGGTATTGTTCACGCTCTCATTAGCTCTATCTCCATAACTGTAGTACCAATCAGGACTAGAAAAGTTTGTAGAGCCGTTAATCATATTTGAAGCGTCTATAGTAATCTGAGTAGCATCATCTAAAACTAGCACTAAGTCAGTACCTACTACTGAGCCACTTACTACAGGATTGCCTGAACTGCCCGAACCACCTAAAGTAGATGCGTCTATGGTTAGAGTTGACCCATCACTAACATCTAGTAGTATATTAGTTCCACTGACTTCACCACCTGTTATTGTGGTGTCTGTGTCTACTGATAAACTTGAAGCGTCTATCGTTACAGTTGAAGCATCACTCATAGTAAGTATCAAGTCACTGCCGCTTAAGGCACCACTCTCAACATACAGAGTAGTGTCTACAGATAAAGATGAAACATCTATAGTAATTACAGAGGCATTGCTAAGTGTAAGCTCTAAGTCACTTCCGTTAATTACTCCGCTCTCTACTATGTCGTTTGTATCTAAGGCCAGACTTGAAGCATCAATAGTAACCGTGGTAGCATCTGCCATTGTGAGTGTTAAGTCAGAACCATTCAAAGATCCTGAAGCCACAAAGTTGTTTTCGTCTACCCCTAAGCTAGTTATATCTGTTGTGTATGATGTCCCATCATTCAGTCCCAAAGTTAAGTCATTGCCGCTTAAAGTAAAAGAATTTACAAAAGTGTCATCTGAGGCAAAGCCCGAAGTGTTTGTAAATATTTCATTCAGCTGAGTTACAGCTTGGTTCAACACTGCGTTTACAAAAGATCCGTTTATGCTCACAGCGTTTACTGGCAAAGACTCAACTATTATCTTAGCTCCGCCTTTGATTTTAATTTTTATCTCCGTGCCGTTTGCAATTGCCTCTAGTGTGTTTACTGCATGAGGTACTAACAGGCTTTCAGCTCCTAAAGATAAATCTCTTAAGAGTATTGTAGATCCAGTAGAGTCCAGACCAAAGTCCATAGCTTTGTATTTTACATAAGGAGAGATAAGCTCCAAGTCTTTGTCTTCGTACAGTCGGTTGTGGACTGTTGCTTGGTAACGTAGCAGACCCGTGTTGGGATCAACAGTATCACCTTGACGAACTTGGAATACACCTAAGTCAACATCATCAGAGTTACGTACTTTATGAATTTCAGCAAACAGTGTAGTACCTGCGTGTACATCTACAGGATGATCAAAGAACCACTCAATAGTGTCATTTGGGTAAATCACCGACCCAGCAGAGGATCGACTTCCACTTCGAGGTAGCTCTTGCATATACACCTGACGACCCGAAATAGTAATGCGGTACTCAAGCCTAACGTCTGTGCCAACTTCTTCAGCCGCAACTGTAGTAATACCTAAACCAGAGATGTTAATACCGAAGTAGTTATTACCTGCATAGCCTACAGAAGTAAGTGGATCAGGAGAACCACCAAGAGGCAGTGAAAACATATCCGAATACACACGCCCGCTGGGAGGTATAAATCCTGAACCGTCTCTGTTAGCTGTAATGCTTTGGTCTTTTAACCCGCCCCACATAGGGAAGAAGTTAATGTCGCTAGTTAAGTTAGTGAAGTAGATGTTCTCTGAGCCAGAAGACATCTTATGTTGCTCCCCCAAGTACAGGGAGTTTAGTGTTGTTTCTATTGCTTTGTCAGACACTAGCCTACGACTGCTGTCATCATACGTCCAATGAGACAGAACTTCTTCTTGGACCTCTGTTACTGCGGAACCCGGAAGTACCACTGATCCTCTTACTTTTGTAACCATTGTACTTACTCCTAATTATTTGGCAGACCATCCAGTACTGCTTGAACCTGTTTCTTTTATATACAAAGTAGTACCAACACCACCAGTTGTATCAGTGTACATACTACCAACTATGGCAGTAACAACTCCCTCTGGACTACCAACTCCCGAAGATAGTAGGGATACAGTAACCTCACCAGTTCCTGCAAGTATGCCTGTACTAATATCTACAACATCTACTGACACTATCTCAACAGGTATAGTTACTTGAGTGCTTGTCTCTGTGTAGTCATAATTGACTGCCTGCCTAACACCATTGAGATACAAGCTAAGTAGGTTTGTACCCGGATAATTTTGATTCCTAAGTGTTATTACTGTAGAGCCACCACCCACTGTTACGTCTGTATCAGTAAACAGGTATCTGTCTTGATACATTGTTGAAGAAGGAACGGGAGAACCAACAGCAGTATCACGAAGCAAGGTAACAGTAGTACCTGCTGGATATGACTGGTACAACTCTATAGAATTTTCATCTATAACATAGTAGTCTATACTAGACAGTCTGCCAGAGTCTACGCTTAGGCCGCTTAAGTAGAAGCCAGCACCGTTTGTAGTCTGATTAGTAAACACTACAGTACTTTGACCTGAAGTAAGTGATACTACTTCTGATGCAACACCGGGCTGCTCACCTACCACTTCATTGCGTACTAGCTTTAATTCAGTACCCGCTGGATAAGACTCAGTAAGTGTTATCTCGCTTGCATCAACTACTGTAAAGGCTGAGCTTGGAAGTCTTCCAGAATCTACATTCACACCACTAATGTAGAAAGATGAATTCTCAGTTGAGTACTCTGAAAACACTACGCTGGTCTGTCCAGCAGTAAGAATAATTTCTTCTGTCTGTATTGGACCAACACTTCCACCAGATCCAGTACCCTCAACAACTTGTGGAGGATTAGCAGGAACCCACTGTGAGCTGTCACCATCATTTATGTCAATGTACATGTGACCATCAGCTAGGTTGTACCAACCAGTACCAGCACCAACGCTAGCGGGAGGTGGTTCATTACTTACAGAAGTTGTTACTACTGCAATCCACTGCTCATTATTTCTGCCATAGATCATGCCATCAATTGGAGCCTCTTCCACAACTCCACTTATCTGACTTGCTGTTGGTAAATTACCTTCATGAAATATTTTGTGGCTATAAGTTGTGCTAGGTACAAGAGACCTGCCGTCAGCAGTAACACTAGTTCCAGCATCTACAGCTACTAGTGATCCAGACACGTTACCAAGAAGCCAGTTAGTCTGACCTGCATTAGCTGTGTTCAGTTGAATCAAAGCTTGCTCGTTGTCTATGGTTATGTCAGAGGATGTCCAACTAGTCCCAGTCCTTGAGTTTACTTGTCTTAATGCCAGTCCCTGTTCTTTCTTGGGTGCTCCAGAAGGAACTCCATAGAATGGGGTTTTGATCCAGTACGACGAAGTTGTGTCAGTACTTGGGGCGTTTCCTAGGTTGCTTGTTATGCAGTAAAATTTCTCGCCGGACTCAGTTACGCTTGCTCCCACTTCGTAATCTATGCCAGCTTCCCAGTTGTAAGTTCCTTTCTCAGCAAGAGATAGGATGTTGCTGGACATGGCTTGCAATACAAAGTTAAAGTTCTGGTACGAAGGTATTTCAGATACCCAACCAGTTGCATACTTAGTATCTCCCGGATCGGTTACGCCTCCGGATGATGCCCAGATTAAATCTAAATTAGTTTGATCTGTCATTTTTAATTCCTTAAACTCTCACTGTGGAGAATGTAGTTCCCATTGGAACAAAGTATTGTCCCAAGTAGTTTACAAGGGCTAGGTCTATTGCTGCCACATCAGAAGCAGACACCTCTAATTGCATGTGCCTTGGATTTACCAGTTCTATAGTCATTGTCTCCGGTACTTTTCCAAGTATGATTGAGGTTACGAAGTAGGCTGTATTTATATCCACAGAACTCCTGCACAGAAGTTGAGCCTTAGCAAGTAGAAGCCTCCTGTAGACAACGTCATCTAGTGGGAAAGTTATAAACCCATCTAGCTCTTCACCTCTGAAGTAACCTCCGTCTTCTGGTGTTGCTTCATCTGCCATCTTTTTTACATTAAGTGCATATTCAAAACCAAACCAATTTTTGTCTAACTCTACGTTTCTTAATTGATCTAGTATTACTCCTATAACATCCAGTTGAGCACCTACAGCATTGTGTATAAACCTGCCAGTGTACACTTCCTCAACCTGATTCAACAGTAGATCCATCTCACTTATGTAGGCTAGCATATACTCTCGCAAGTTTGGCTTGTTTCTGTATTGCATCAGCAGCATACTGTCCATTGTGTCAGTACCCTTGCTGCTACTAGCAGGGTCTGCTATTGGTGGGTATATTAAACTCATCTACACCACCACTACTTCAACGTCAACTAGAGACTGAGAAGCAAACTCACCATCTGTAAGTACTACGTTGCCAGCAGTTAAACTACCTCCAACCCTTCCTACAGTTAAGCTATTGATCTGAGCCTTACCGTAAGGTGTGACTAGGCTGAACAGTCTTGACCATATAACATCTTCACCTGCTAGTAGGCTGTTAATATGCGCGACCAGTGCGTTCTTAATCTCAGTTTCTGCACCAGCATTATCAAGAGAAAGATAAGTAATGTTAACAGAGATGTCGATTGGCACTTCTACTGCCTTACTAAAATTGATTGTGTGTGACACGCCTTGGCTGTCTAGCACTGTTTCAGACACACCAGTAGTTGGGTGCAAGTATGTAGGACATCCTAGTGGCTTAGTGTTAAGTATTACCTGAGCAATGTCTGCGTCTGTCACACTACCAACCTCACCTATAGTTACATGTATAGTGTTAGGTGGAGTCCCATCAGGGTGAGTGACTGCCGGGTCATCGTTATTTACAACAGAGACTTGCTCTATGCCAAGCTCGACAACTCTTGCAGTCAGTGTGTCAACTACGGAAGTGTAGTTCCTAACAACAGTTGCCTGTCTTAGGTTTCTGTACTGTGTCGAAGTTTGTGCCTTGCTTCCAAGAGTTCCATTAGTTGTCTGAGTAATTCCTGTCCAACCAACTAGGGCTGTTACAATAGTGGTAAGTGATCCACTGACTACTGGTAAAGCTCCTGCTACCTCTGACATTACCTGAGCATTGCTTGGTATGGTAGTGTCGAACACTACATGAAACAGGTTGCCATCATTGTCAGACACTAGTGAGTTCCTTGGTACTATGGTTCCAGAAACTCCTTGCAGCTCTATAGTTGCTGTAGATCTTTGTGCAGCACCGTAAGGTATGCCAGTAATTAATCCTAAGTTACGAAGTGCCGCACCAGTTGCAGCGTTTGGATTGTAGCTATTGTATACCAGATCTAGCTGTGTCCATGCTGTGTATAGCTCGTAAGACATTATGCTTACAAGCTGTCCATCAGGAGACTCTGGAGAGAAATCAAACCCCGGACTGAAAGCTTCTAGCTTACCTTGAATGCGGCTTGTTATATTCAAAAGTGTCTCAGGAACAAATCCTGAGTTAGTTAAACCTGCCATTGCTTTACTCCCAAGGGACAGTTAATGAGATCGCGCCGTATGTTGTTGATGCCTCGAACTGGAGTGTTAGCTTACGTTTACTGTAAGTAATCTCTAAGTTGTTTATGGCAAGAACATCCTGAGTTCCCAAGATGATTCTACGTGCGCGGGTTTCTATATCGAATTGATCGAAGTTCTTTTCAAAGTCTGAGAAGTTAACCCAACCTATTGTTGGGTTTAAAGCCCACTCGCCCAGCCAAGTACGGAGCCTACTTTGTACTTGCTGGACTACGAACCTACCTTCTGTGACTCTTTCAACTCCACCACTGGCACCCTTAATAAGATCGCCAGTGCTTTTGTCTAATGCTAGTTGCATCTAAGTTCCCTATTAGTTAGGTACTAAGGTGTCACCTTGTACAGTTGCGTCAGCTCCTGTGTTTGGTTGACCGTGTGTGTGTGTTGATAAGTCTACACCTATACCAGTAATCTCGCCAGTACCTACAGTAGTTCCAGAAACAGTTAAGTTTCCTACGATCTCTGTCAAAGGAGCTGTGATTGTAACCTTGGTTGGTGTGTCTATTGCTATGTCCCCATTTTCTTTAAGGGATATCTTTTGTAAAGCATCTACGTTGCGCCACTCTGAATTGACATCACTGTAGCTCTGTATAGATACTGGCATTGGGTTAAACCCAACAAGTGCAAAACCATCTGAACTGGAGAATCTTCGATTTACCCAAGGCATTGGTTCGCCATCTATTCTAAGGCCAGCCTCATCCTTGTTGTCGAACATCCAGTGATCGTACCCAAACTGACTGAACATTATCAGGCAAGTATCTCCTGCTTTAATAGGAAATGTTAGTGACCAGCCACCACCACTTGGGGTATGTACTGGCACATCCTCTAACAAGGTTCTAGCTATAGTGTTGTCGAGAGATACAGAAGTACTGTAAACCCTCTCAACACTTATCCTAACTGTAGCTGTCTGTGTGTCTGGAAAGTACTCTAGGATACGTCCGGGCATCATTATGCTGTAGTCTTCAATATCCATAGTGCCTCCATTAGCATTGAACTTGAGTTATAGTTGTTGTTGCTGGAGCTGCTTTTTCTGCAATCTCTGCTACAATCTTTTCGTTATCAGTTGTGGGTATCTCGCCATCATTGCTAAACAAGCTTGCGCCAAAGTTTACGGCTCCGTCCACTATGTCTTGGGCAGTCGGCAATCCTTCTCCGGGCAAGAACCAAGCTTCTGACACCACATCATTTAAACCCCTTGCCATGCACCCAACACCAGCATGTATTAAAGACTGCCCAACCTCATCCCCACTTAGGTTCATTGTGTCGTACAGTGCTCCTCTTGCACTTTCTGCAAGCTGTCCCATAGCTGTGTCTATATAATCTACGGCTGCCTCTTCTATTATCTCAGCACCCGAATCTGTCATGCAACTACTTACTTGAGCAAAACCTCCAGAAGAAGATATGTCATCAAGGTCGCCACCAGTTGGCAGAACTTTGTCAGCCTCTGGTATGTACATGTCAACATCTGACGTATGTACTGAGTAGCTATACCCTCCAGTAACAGTGTCAAGTCCGTTGCTTATGTATGAAGTCTTTGTTGGCAATCCAAGATCATTAACTCCGTCTAGTACGAAGTCTGTACCTAACTCAAAACTGGCTTCAGATATGGTTGCATCACCACAAACCTCAAACTTAGCTTCTTTTAGTGCCTCCACCCTAAGCTCGTATTCTGCACCTGTCAACTCTATGAATGGTAGAGACTTAGCTCCAGAAGTGTTTAGGTTACTTGCTATCTGCAACTCCTCACCAGATATAGTGAAGTGCATTGAGTCTATAAGGCCAGCTGCTTGCTTAGTGTTGAAACTGTTAAACACTACTGGGTTGTATCTTCCTAGGTTAGTAACAACCTCACAAGGTGTGCCATTACTAACCAAAGACTCCAGTGCCTCAAAGACAGCTTTTGCATTATCTGTCTCCGAATATTTGTAATAGGTTTTAGATGATGCCATCTGCAAGTTAGAAATCACTCCCTCGATTGTCAGTATCCTATTCTTACGTATTACATTATTACTTATTTCATACCCAGACTGTACAGGAAACTTTGTAATTTCCGATACAGCTTGGTGTGCTTCCGATACTACAGTGTGAAACTTTAGTACTGTCTTAGCCTGACCTACTGGAGTGTAGGTAATGGCTGCGGGCGTTACTTTCGCCATTATAACTCCTACGACCTAAACCAAGTTGAGGTTCCTGTCATCATTTGTTTTCCGCGAGTTGGGGTGTAGGCATTCACTATTGAGTGCCAATCACCTGTGTAGTTACTTCCTTTATGCTGTACGTTCCAGATTTGGTATCTGCTGTACCCATTTATACTTTCTGAGATAAGCCTCTCTTGAGTCTGAAGTGCAACTTCACTAGTAGTTGTAGATGCAGTTAGCAAGTCTCTTGTCTCTAGTATGGCTCCTGTCCTCATCCTTGGGTCAAGGTTAGACACAACTGTCATACTTCCCAGTCCTATTGACGGGTTAGTTCTCATGTTGTTTGACTGTAGCCTTATGACTGGATCTTTGTATAGACTAGTTCCATTCACATTATCTAGGTTGGGCTTGTACAAAAGTTCCAAGTTACCATCCTTAGTATACAGATTGAAGTTATACTCATTTCCAAGTTCATTTAAACATGACAGCATATTTCCTGTAAAAGGCCTCTTACTTCTTCCAGACAGTGCTTGGTTCTCTAGGTTATATGGAAAGGTATTGTACTCCACACTTCCCTTAAACTTAACATGAGATGTTACGCTGTTGACTAAACTCTTTAGAGTCTTTGACTTTGAAACAAACTCGACTGGCTTCTCAAGATAATCTAGCAGTAGCTTGTCTTGACAATACAACTTTACTATCCTGTTTGGCACTACAATCTCGTCCACTACATTACTTACAAAATACTCAGTAGCTAAGAACTGTATTGGGCTATCATGCAAAGAGACTCCAAGCGACACAGTTTTGTAGCTGTCGCTTAGTAGGCTATTCACTGACTCTTGTGTCAAGTTGTAGATAGTAAAGGTTGCTAAGTTGTAACCATTGGTCTGTCTTATATCAAAGTCAATACGAAGTCCAGAGGCATCCAGAATCATTTCTTTTTCTTTGCCCCTAACTTCTAAGTATACCTCCTGTCCGAACTTCTTAATTGTCATTACCTAGTCCTCACTCTGTTGTCACCCTGATACGTTTCTCCATCTAACTTAATTTGAGCACTGATGTCATCGTTGTTCTGGGTTAAAGTTATGTCCATGTTTTCTATAGTAGGCTTGCCACCAACTCCGTAGTACCTATCTTCTAAAACAGCAGGACCGCTAATCTTCATGCTGGGAAATGCTTGCTGTTCCCTAAAGATCTTCATGTCCTCTATCCTTTTCGTAGCATCGTCGCTACCAAAGAATGAAGCTACCTGATCAATACCCTGTCCTATGAAGTCGCCAGTACCCTTAGCTAATGGATTTGCCTCAGAAGCTTTGTAAGCTGCATAGGAAGCAGCAGCACCAGTGACCGCGATACCAGTAACAGGAGCTGTGATAACTCCCATTGTAGTAGTTCCCGCAGCAATAGCAGCTGCCTTAACAGTACCAGCAGCAACAGCTGCACCACCAAGAGCTTTCGCTGTTGCCAGTCCACCAGCAGGTTTCTGTAAGAGCCCACCAAGATCACTAGCTCCACCCGCAAGGAATCCCGCTTCCTCTCCCACTTGAGAACCTTGTTCGAGAATATCCTTCTTCGTTTGGTCATACTTGGCTAAACCTGTGCCAGTATCTTGTGCAGCCTTAACCCTACCATCTACAAGATCGTTACTAGCCTCTCGTATCATATTCCCAGTTAGGTCGTTAGCTGTAGCAAGCTGAGGAAACCCCATAGCATTGGCCACCCTCTGTTTCTCTTCACGAGAATCTACAGAGTTTATGGCATCCATTGCCTGAGCCATTCGCTCTTTAGTCCCCATCCTCAAGTAGTCATCATTGCTAGGAAGTTTTATAGCTCGCATCTCAGGTGTAGCACCCGGACCTCTCAAGCCTGCATTCATAGCCATCAACTTGTTAGGCGCATTGTTTGGGTCCATACCCAACTGAGCCTGAATACTACCTGCTTGAGTCAGGGTTTGGGAAATAGCAGAGTCGCTTACGTTTGCATTCGCCATTGCCCTTGCTATGCCACGCTGCTCTCCAGTGTCCATTGCATTGAGTCTAGCAGACCTGTCTTCATCGAGAACACTGTCCGTAGCTTTCTGAACCAAATTTCCCAGCTGCTCCATCACTGCGCCAGTTTTCCTGACAGTTGAAGCCAGTGCATTCAGTGCAGCAGCAGACTTCTTGGCAGCATCAGCCGCTTCCTTGTCTGCCTTAATAGCTTCTGGTGATCCTGCTTTTGGTTTAGCTATCGTCTCTTCAAGTAGCTTAGCTTTTTCAGCTCTTGCAGCTTGTGCCTTGGGACCACCCGGACCTACGTCAGATACATCCTCTCCGTAAGATACATCATCACCAGCTACAAACGCAGCCATTGGAACTTCTGCTTCTACATCACTGGGAACGAATTCCTTATCCTGACCACCTCCTCCTGCTGAAGCTTGTTTTGCACCTCCGTATTTTAACCTCATCTTTTGTACCTCCGATGCACTATGCAACTCATCTGCAATCTTAATTGAAGCTCTAGCAGTAGCCGCCATCTTGTTTTGTAATTCAGGATCAGCTTTTATCACGCTGTGAATGTACTTGTTAGTTTCACTGTTGAGCCAAGTTACCCTTGTCTCTCTTTCGCCAGAGACATACATCTGCCACTGCACTTGGGGGTTGATTTCCTTTTCCAGACGAGCCTTCCCTATGCTCATGTGCTTGTCACCAAAGAACTTGAATTCAGCTAGACCAGCACTTGAGCCATCTTTGTGAAAGAGTCTTCCATCAGGAGTTGCGCCAAACCTTGAGTTATCCTTATGACTTTCATAAAAGGCTTCTTCCCAGTGTATGTCTTTACCTTCAGGACTGGCAAGGAATGTATCCCTTACCTTATCCTCAAAGTCATTACCTTGCTTAGATGCTGCATTGCCTGCAAACCCACCAAGACCAAGTACACCAGAGGCAACTTCTACTGCCATCGCAACGTGTCCATTCTTCTGCAACAACTTTTTAGCAACAGAACCTGTTACGTTACCAGTTCGTTGAGACTTCCACTCGTCACTACCTTGGGCAGGAGTTACAGATCCAGCTACATTTCGCTTGTAATAGTCATAGGCTGAGTAGCCATCAGTACTTAGGACAGGCTTTGTTGCTGTAGGATCTTTCTCTTCCATCACTCTTGCAATAGCATCATCAGAACTCATCTTAAATCCAGATGCCTCTATCAGCTCTTGGTATCTAGCCATGTCTGACTGTACAGCTTCTTCCTGCTCAGACATACCCTTAGCTCCATACATGCCACCACTTTCCTGACCTTTCCTAGATCCACCTTGGTGCATTGGGGCGTCAGTGTCCATCTGTCTTGTTTCACTGTCGTCGCTGCCAGACCACTCATTCAATCCAGTCATCCCAAGCTGTGCGCTATGAAAGTTTCTGAACTCTGTTGCAGCAGCTTGGTCCCCGTTAGGATTCCATTGGCCTATGACACGAGATCTGAAGCCATTGTTTCCATCAGCAATGGTAGCAGTCTGTGATCTGAGAAGGTCACGAAGCTCAAGTGCATCATCGTTGATTGCATCAAACCTACTCTTCTGTATGGCTCTTATCTCTTCGGAAGTCTTCCCAAACTTTGACAGTGATTCGTCATAGGGTGAGAAGGTATCCTTTGCGCTTGGGCCTCTATTGATTAGCTCCCATTGTTCTTTTAAAGTAACTGACCCACCTCTGGCCTTAACCCTCTCAATCTCTTGAGCATGTTCCATTGGAGTAAAGGCGGAACCAACTCTGTCATAGCCAACTGATTTTGTCCACTTCAGTCCGGGTATACCAAGCTGGTTGGGTAGTGGAAGAGCTGAACTACCTCTCACTCCTATTCCAGATATATCAGTATCCATAAAGTGTTTGGCTAAGCCCTGAACAACCTGTGCTTTTCTTACGCCATATATGTCCGATGCCTTAGTAGCATCTGTGAGGTAGTAGGTATCAGCAAGACTCTCAATCCTATTGTAGAGCTTCTCTTGCTGATACCTTTGGATTATCTCGGCCTCTGCACTCATTGTCTGGCCATCAAGCCTAGTACCACCAGCTTTGATGTAGTCCTCAGCACTGCTTCCCATCATCGACAGAGTAAGGTTTACGTCCTGTTTACTCCTTGTCGGCTTTACACCACTGGGCAGCTGAGACTTAACAGCTCTCACGAACTCAGTAGTGGACCCTCCTAGGCTTTTAGTGAAGTCCTCTATGGCAGCAGTAAGCTCAATTTCATCTTTCCCTGACGGGCTGTACGAGCCGTCTATGATGCCCAAGGTAGCAGCCTGCACTCCGTAGCTCATTGACATAACTCTTTGGGCTAGTATATTACTAGTGTCAGTCTCGCCATACTCTGACATTCCTTGGTATGTCTCTTCCTCTACTGCATCATCTCCACTGTAGTTTGAGCTTGCCACTGCAGTCAGTCCAGTGTCTCCCAGACCTGAGTTGCTTATTTCATCTACATAATCATCTTCTTCTAAGTGAGCTATAATGTCGTACAGCTCTTGGCGTTTTCCGCCAGTCATTTCCATAGTGTCCAGCATGTGCTGAACCTTTTTAATCTTGCCGTAGTTTCCGCCCATAGTTTCGGACATACTCTTAGGTGCTCTTTCTCTCTGTCCGTCTATTGATCCCGGTGATACAGAGTAAGCAGACTTCTTCCTCTTTGCTCCCCCCTTAAGGCTTAATGTTCTTTTAGGTTTAGAGCTAGGATACTTTCCATCTACATTATCTTTGTCAGCCATAGCTCTATTCCTTATTTACTGTGGTTTGATTTGTTCGAGTACTATAGGGTTGTACTGTTTGATCTCTATGATCTGGTGCATAACCTCTAAGTCGTACAGGTTATACGTTCCGTCAGACAACTCCTTAAGCGTACACATTGGAGGATTTACTAGTAAGGGTTTTATCAAGTAGCCATTCAGTTCTGGGTAGATACTATTATAATCTACCGGCAACACTTGACTCCCTCCAGATGCTAAGTGCTCTGGGAGGTGTCCCTTGCTAGACCTGATTCGAAAAAATCAGCGTACTGTGAATGTATTACGTGTGTGAATAGTTCAGCTATGAGTGTCATGCCAAGCTCTTCAGCTTTGTTTGTATCAATCTTAGATCCGTCAATACGGGCCTGTTGAATAAAGTGTAGTACCAGATCAGTTGTGACATCTGGTTCATCAGAACCCATTAAAGCTACTACGGTAGCTGGTACATCTAGGGCTGATATTGCAACAACATTTGCTTGACCTAAGTACTTGCAAACTTGCATCATGTTCTTGTACTGGACCTTTGCAGACCAGCTTGGTATGTAAATCTCTTGTCCACCTCTTAAGGTAGCGTGATAATCTTCTGACATAGTTTTCTCCTTGGTAAATAAAAAAGCCCAACCGAGGATGGTTGGGCAATTCTTGTACAGCTAAGTGCTAGGCACCCAGTTGGGCTAAATCTCCGCCATGCTCTCTGTTGAAAGTCACGGTTTCAAATGTTAGTACCCAGTTTACAGTAGACATAGTCTGTCCACGCATCATAGGAGGCATAGCAAGTATAACTCCATTTTCCATTTTGCAAGTGTCCTTACCCATGTTATCAACTAACTTAGCTTGAATAGGGAAGACCAGCTGACCATTGTCATCAGCTTGCTGTTGGAAGTAGTTTGCGTAGTCCTGCAAGTACTTGTTTTCTAAAGCATTTTGAAGTACTGGAAAAGCCAGATCACCAGCTCGGATACGTTGCATGTTAACAACCATATCACCATAAGCTCCGAAAGTTTGTGTAGCAATCGGTGCTCTTCGTGCAATACTTATTAGGTTTTCACCAGTTGCGAATCCCTGAATCTTAAACGAAGAGGGGCTTCCTGCTGGCATGTCTGGATAGTTAGCCTCAATAATGAGGTCAACATTGGCGAAACTATATTGGTACATAATGTTTTCCTATTAGTTACTCTGAGAATTGACCTGAAACTTCGACTTCATGCATTGCGCCAGCACCAACCATCTTAAAGGACAAGCCCTTATACATGCGGTTACCTTTGTCGCTCACTGGAGTGTTGGCCAATGATACGGACTCAACAATGAAACCCTCTGACAAGTATGTTCCGTCAGCTAAAGTTCCGGGACCAGCCAAACCATTACGAACAGCAGCTTGTAAGCTACGCTCAAGAGTTGCAGCAGCAGTGTTAATACCTACCTGAGTATAAGGAAGCTTAGTTCCAGACACATACAGAAGGTTAAACATGTCAGCTTCACAACGGTTCTCTAACCACAATATTCCGTGAGTAGTGTCTAGCCATGAACCTGAAGCCATTCGGCTGTCAGTATATGCACTAACACTTGAACCAATCTGTACAACAGCTGAACAGAAGTGTGACTTCATGCTAGCAAACTCAGATGGAGTCAAGTTTTCAGCAGCTATACCCGGCATCTGCTTGAGGTTAAGAGTGATAGTTGAACCGATCGCAGAGAAGTTTACAGATGCAGCACGACCAAAGACAGACGCTGAAGGATATGCAGTAGCATCCTTAGAGAAAGTAGTCAAGCTAAAACGCAAAGCTCTACTTTTAAGGTCAGCAGCAATGTGACTAGTGCCAGAAGTAAGGGTAGTGAGATCATTAGTAGTGTTACAGAAGATACGCTTAGCGCCTTCAGCCCACATAGCAATGTCAGTAGTTGAGCTGCCAGTAGCAACACCAACAACGTCACGCCACTTCTTGTTAGTAACTAGACCAACATCTACTATTCCTTTTGCAAGAGTAGCAGCCAATGCATCAACAGGAGTTTCAACGGCAATGCCAGGAGAAACAGAAGCAAGCTGAACAGCTAACCCCAATGCAACAGTAGCTTCAGTAGAAGCAGGAGCAGTCATTGTAGAAGATACACCAGAAGTGGGTGCAGTTACTACAAACTGGTAGCCATTGTGAGTAACAGTTGTGCCAACAACAATAGCAGAGATAATAGCTTCTAGCTCGCCAGCAACACCAGCGTAGTCAGAAGTTGCAGCACCAGATACATCTAAGTCAGTGATGACAACATCAACTCCTTCGATATTCATGGAAAGCTCACCGGAACCATTCCAAGTGGCAGCAATCAACTCAGCAGCAGTGTCAGAACCGCCACCAACCAAAGTAGAAGGCTGAGCAGTTTCGTAACATACTTTAACTAGAAAGTCAGTTGGGGTAGGGGTCTGAGAAAAGAAGGCAGTAGCAGCTTTGTAGACTTCTGAAGAAGCCTGCCAATCACCACCAACACTTGCTAAGCTAGTATAAGATCTAGCACGTTCAGCTGGGAGGATACCTTTACCAGCAATGTTAAGGTCTGAATCTGAGGTTAGAAAACCTAAGATACCAAAGTTTCCAGCACCAACTCCAACAGGAGATACAGAGATAGAGACATTGGCAAATTCAGTAATTTCAATCGCCATAATTGTTCCTTGTTAATTTTCGTTTATATTGATTTGCAAAAGGATTGTGTCCAGTTGCGGTGTGACAAACTCTCCAGATATCTCTAACTGTAGTATGTTGTCTACAGTCTGATCATAGACTCTGGTAGTATACAACTCAACTGAAAACCCTTGCCTAAAATCCCATTCCTTTTCAAGTTTGGCATCTTCATTTGACAGTGGGTGACAGCTGATAAAACCGTAGCCAGTTGAAATCATTAAAGCTTTCATAGCTTCCGATGTCCAACCATGCATGATCTTTGAGGAGGCTACACCGTCAGTATCTACTACTCCAACTCTAAGCCTAAGCCGAGCTGGACTGATAGTCCTGTATGTAGTAATCTCATCTGTTTGTTCTAGTATGCCATTAACTGGCAAACCTATTTGATATTCCTCAAGAAGAGTTATGTGTGCAAACTCGTCCTGTGGTTTTGGAGCTTCATTCTGTCTTGATGGATAGGAGAACTTTTCAATACCGACCATCGAATCTATCATAACTTGTAGAGCTTTTACGTCAGACCTCATGATGGCGGCTCCCAATTGTGTACACGTTCTACTAGGTAAGAATGAAATCCGAACTCTCTTTCATCTGACTGTTGCATAACGTTGTAGTACCTGCCGTGAAAGTATACCTTATCATTCATTTCTAAGGAGTATTTATTGACTACGTACAAAGACCAATAGTCACTATTACGTATGCCACCCTCATCTAAGTGTTTGGATATACCTTCATCAAATTGAGAAAACTTATTACCTGCTTTTATCACACCATAAATATTAGATACTGAAGCCTGCCCTTGAATCCAATTGTTGTCTACATCATAAGCTCCGCCAGTAATAGAATACTTTTTGATCTTTGTTAGCATCTTACTATTAAAGGCCCTACGCATATTCATACTAGCCATAATGTTAAACTCCCACTGGACCCATAAAACAGATCTTACGATAGTGAATGTAACGCTTACCATAGGTAGTGGAGAAATAGTCATCAGCAGTAGCCGATATATTTCCAATAGCACTTTCTATAACAACATCATCAACTTCCTGCCTCTTGACAGGAGCTAAAATGCCATAGTCTCCAGACTCAGAAGCTTCACCCGCAGTAAGCAAGTGAGCTGCATGATACGCATGAGCGACACTATAAAAGTCTAACCATCGCCCATCGTCTGTACCCATTAGTAAAGCGGCATCATCCAAGAACAGTTGTACTCTATCGTCATCTACATCACAGAATTCTGGGAAGCGTGTTCCAAAGCTTACAACTGTAGCAGTCATATTACTTTCCCTTATCAGTTGGCTTACTGTCTTCAGCTATAAGAGCTTTAGCAGCTTTAACAGCAGCATCTTTCTCAGCTTTAACTTCAGCATCAGTCTTTTTAACAGCTTCAACAATAACAAGAGCACCGGACTCTAAAGGACCAGAGGCTGCCTTGGCATACATCGCCCAAACAGAATCTTCTAACTCCAAAGTTGATCCAGAAACAATTTGAATTCGCTGAGCTACACCTTTTCCTTCTACATAAGTTGCAAACAAACCTAAGTTATGACCTACAGTTGATTTAATTTTCATTTTTGATTCTCTCTGTTATCAATTTTTTTAATAAATTCTACAATTTTACGATTAATTTCTAGAGCTTCTGAGGATTGGTTAGTTAATTCAACCATTGTACCCTGTATAAATTCTATTGTAATCCTATCTCGTAGCAATTCTTTTTCAACAAGTACTATTTTTCTTTCTATAGTATTGATAGTAGTTGAGTGTTCAGATTGTCTAGTTGCAACAGCATCTATACGAGTCTGAGTTGTTCCGTACCCGACAGCCATAGTAGCAATTACGGCAAATACAGATATGAACATTGTAATCCATTTAGGAACTTCTGAAAGGACAGTTTCCGCCTGAGACATTTGTCTTGCTCCAAAAAGCTGGCCCCACACAAGCAGGGCCATAAGAGTTAGCAGTTTTCGAAATGCTGAACAGCACCGGGACGAACCAACTCAAGACCAGCGAAACGGCCATAGCAGTTGATTACAAATTCAAGTCCTTCGTACTGTACGGGCAAGTGGACGTATGGGAATGGCTCACGAACACGCATGTTTTCACCAGACTCCGCCAACAAAGTAAACCCATTAGCAGAAGCGCCAGCTGGATCGAATGCAGAAGTACCATCAGTAGTGTAGATGCCTTCCAGCTCGTTGATGTCCATGAAAGATTCTTTAGAAGTAATGAACATGTTGTTACCAATGAACCAGTCCATGATGCTAACATCACTGTGGATAGAACGTGGAGTGTTCATCAAGTATTGCTTCTTCTCAACAGAGATAAGTACCTTGTTAGGACGGAACAATTTCTTGGTGTCGGCATACATCTGAGCACAAGCACCAGTCAAGTCAGCAATAACTTCATCAGGAGTTTTATCTACGCCCCAGACAGTTGAGTTACCACCACCAGCAGCAGCAGCAACAACAGTACGAGTAGCTTGTGACCAAGGACCAGCAGCAACACCACCGAACAAACCATTGATACGGTTTTCTTCAGCACCGAAGAAGATGATCTGGTTGATTTTCTCTTCGTATGAACGACGAGTGGCTTCAGCTTTACGCTGCTCCAGAGGCATACCAGTCAAACGGCTAGCAGCCAATTCTTGACGAGAGTAACCGAAAGCGTTACCAAGAGTACGAACGTCAATGGTGTATTCCTTACCATCGATGTCACCACGTGGCAAGTTAGTTGCTTTACCAGCAATGATCGCAGTCTCGCCGCGCTTGTCATAGCTACGGTAAGTGATCTGGTTGATCCCTTCTCCGCCTTCAGTGTTCAAAGCAAAGATCTCACGACCCATTAGATCTGGGTAAAGTACGTCAAAGCTTTGAGCTTGAATGTATTCGAGCTGACGTTGGAAGAAAACACCTTCGCTATCAGTAGTAAGTGCGCCTTGAGCAACAAGCATCTCAACGGCGTCAGTCAGTACGACTTCTTCAGTTCCGCTTGGCAATCCAGCTTCGTCAAACAGTGCAATATTTACAGTCTTCATTTATTAAATTCCTTAAAGGGGAGCCTTCTAGACTCCCTTATATTTGATTACTAGGTCAGAGAAACAGCTTAAATTGGCTGATGCTCAATCCATGCTTTAACAACAGATCCGACTATGCCAGCTTCTTGGAAGACAACATTAGTAGAAGCAGATTCGCCAGCTCCAGCAGCTCCACCAGCGAATGCGCCAGTAGCAGTTACAACATTAGCAACAGCACCAGATACAGCAGCACGACCAGTGACTTCAACGTAGATATAACCTTGACGAAGGACAGATACAGAAGATCCAACGATGTAGTTAGTAGTACCATCGGAAGGACGGTTAGCAGCTTCGTGATTCAGTTCACGACGAGTGATTCCGTGTACGTAACCGCCAGAAGAAATTGCGCCAGTACCAGTTACAGCACGACCAAAGCCTAGCTCAACAGCTGCAACAACAGACTGAGATACTAAAGCAGAAGTAGAATCGGGAAGGTCACCAGCGTAACCCTTAGCAGTGTAGATATTAAAAACTTGTGCGACCATTAGAAATATTTCCTTTATATTAGGGTTTGATTACTTGCGAGATTGTCGAGCAATCATTTTTTGGCGAGCTTCTTTTACTAAGTCAACAGGCTTACTATCGACAACGACAGCAGTAGCTTCCTTCTTTAGTAACTTGCTCATTGGAGTCTCAGCGCCTTCAGCATCAACAATGATGTCGAACATGGCTTCAACGTATGCATCACTTTTAGATTCTAGGTCCATTTCAGGCATCTTGTCAACGACAACGGCCATCTTGATTTCACTAGAAGTCTTACCTGAAAAGTCTTTCATGTCAGTCAGGTCTTTAGCGATAACGATTACATCAACTAATGCTCCAACAGAGGCATCTAGCTCATCTTGTAATTTGGTAACTTGAGCAACAGAAGCATCACGCTCAGCTTCCATCTTAGCAGCAGCAGATTGTGCTACAGCAAGCTCGTCAGTTAGGGTAGCGACAGCAAGTTTAGAAACTTCCAACTCATCAACTACAACAACTTCTTCTTTAACTTCTTCAACGTCAGCTACGATAGCCTCAACTTCAACAAGCTCTTCAACTTTATCTTCTAAATTTACTTTATCCATTTCTTCCTCATCAGCTATTCGACAGCTAGAACCAGCTCGGCCCTTGTCTACGATTGCTATGTGATTAGCGCGAATGTTACGTTGGTAAATTTCACCTTCGTCATTTACTATTAGGTCACAAGTGTAGCCAGCAGATAGTTCAACAGTACCGCCATCGATCATGTCGATTGCATCTTGTCTAGCTATCACCAGTGTACCTGTAAGTGTGTCTTCATCACGGACGGGAGTTCCTTCGAGTGTACCAACCTGTAGCTCTTGAGCATTCTCGGATGTTACGTTCTTGGGACTACCATCTGCAAAGCGTGGGTGACCAATTGTTACTGGTGCAGACCGAAAGCTTGACATTGACTTTGAATCAAATACGTCAGCTTCATCTCGAAATACTGTAATCATCTCAGAAGCATCCTTGCCAATAAGCCCAAGGCTACCAGCAGAGTACTGTTGAGATCCAGTGCGGGCAAAAGCACACGGAACAATCATCTGTCCCGCATCTGTAAACTCACGCTTAGTTGGTACTTCGATCCTGTCTACCAGATTTACACTGATTGACTTTATCATTTAGTTGTTCCTATTGCAGTGGGAGGCGGGGCAGGGTCATCACCCAACTTAGCTTCCCCAGTTACAATGCCCTCATCTATTGCTTGCTGCAAGGCAGACTCTCTGGACATAATACCAGCAGTAGTCAGTGCAACTAACCATTCAACTTGAACATTTAATCTATCCTGTTTCTGACTAGCAGATTCAGGAAATATACAATTCCACTCGTACTTAAAGTCTTCTTCAGGCAGAGCAAAGTGCTTGGCCAATAGAAAGTCAACAGTTTTTAGTCGTGGAACAAATACATCTTTCTGTAACCCTTGTAAGAACTCTACATAGTTTATCAAATCAGATTCGCCAGTAGCGTTCATGCCATCTGGAGATGCTGATAGGAATCTTGTAGCTGGTATACCTACAGAGGCAGCAACAGTCTTTAAGTATTCCCATATCAGATCCTTAACTCCTGAGAGTTGGATCTTCTTCTGGTCAAACTCTTCGTTCTTATCAAGTATTGAAACGCCGAATACAGATTTAATCTGCTTCCAAGCAGTAAACCTATTGAGCATTGCATTTGTACCTTGATCGGTAGCTAGGATGTTTTGCAATCCCTCAATAGAGATAACGTCAGTATTAGCTTCTTGCACCATCTGTGCAGCAGCCATTGACGTAGTGTGAAAGTTATCTATTTGGGAGGTTAGTGGTATCAATATACTATCACTGTACCACAAGTTACGTTGCCTTTCATAAATAGGCAGCTCTGTTCCTTCAAAGCGTATGATCCTGTCCTTGTGAATAGGAGTAGGACTGTTTACAAACTGATAGTGTGTTGGCATACCGAAAGTAGGACTCATAGGCTCTTGGTCTATGTCACCAATAACGGTAATTCGAGTTCTGTCAACTACATGCATAGATCTCAGGCATCCGGGCTTTAGCTTGGCCCAGTTTACAGGCTTGTCAGTCACTCGTCCATCGTCTATATCAAGTATGATAAAGCTTGTACCATACAACCTAGCCCACTGGTAAGCTTCACGGTACAGTCGTGCTACCTCAAACTCATCATCTGCTTCTTGTGCTTCTTCAGTTTCAAGCTTACGCCACTCTCGTGTCATATCTTGTGGTACTATCTTTATTACTTTCTGGCTTACCCAGTCTTCTCGGAATCTGGCAGACAATGATACGTGATCATAGTTTCTGCCAGAGTGATTCCAAGCGTTGTGGAAAGCTTTGTCTTTTACAGTGCCTAAACCTGTTGCTAAATTCTGCAACCCATCAGTAGTTTGCACAGCGTCCATTGTTACGGAAGCCATAGTCTTGTCATTCTTTTCAATCATATTAGCCTCTGTTTATGTTATCTTCTTAATTGTTAGCGTACTCTCACCTGCTAACATGCTGGCATTTGTTGCTATGGGAAAAGATTCGTTACCTAACGGCACAGTCAATACTAAGTCACTTCCACTTCGCTCTACAAGGTAGTTAGCTATGTGTGTTGACGACTCAAAGTGATCTGCTGATGCACGTATGTATCCTGTGGCTGGCCTTATTGCCTGTAATACTCCACCAATAGAAAACCTTGCACTAGGACTTGAACGTTCTCCAAGCGTAGTCTCAACAAATGTATTGTGACTAAGCTCGTATACTCCATCTTCACTCAAGGTAATTGAGAACCCATCTGATGAGAGAGTAAACCATGAAGGAGTGCCACCAACAACAGGTGTACTGTACGCAACCTTGTGTAATCCAGTCCAGCCTTGGTTTGAAGGTATGCTTAAAGGAGATCTAGCTAAGCAGTTTAACATCACTGGAACTACACTGCTGGAAGAAGCCACCGAAGATTTGTAGTCTAGTAGAGGTAGTTCATTAACAAACTGTCTAATAACCACATCGAAAACTCTACTCAAACCTAGTCTACTTGGGTGGTTGATTGAATTTCCACCAACTGTGTAGTCACCTGATTGCCAGGCACCTTGTGTTATTCCTAACAGTTCGTCGTCGGTTGCTACATCTTCCGCAAACACTCTAGGTTGGTTCTCCAAGTCACAAACTATATTTGTTGCTGAACCTGTGTTTAATCCAAATTGGACAGAGCCACTACCAGAAGTTTGTTTATGAAAGAAGCTACCAACAAAAAGACCATTGAGGTGAATCTGTATTGCTCCTCGTTTTACCCGGACATCCCACTTTTCCACAGTCCCAGCAACGGGAGCCACTATAGCGAACGACTGTTCATTGCCTGCTATAGGTCTTTTCTTTATCTTTATAAGAGAACCAGAACGCTGTATCCAGACACAACCATTGTCCGTGTCTCCTGTAGACACTATGTTTGCTGCAATTTCCCAGTCTGCTTGGTTTGTCGTAGGTGTAAAATCAAAACTAAGTCTTAGCCCACCATAGTCACCAACCTTAGTAATAAAAGCGTTTGTGCTACTTGTATTTGTAAGTGAGTCAGCTGTTAGAGTTGCCGTCGCACCCGACTGAGTCCAACCTGCTACTGAGTCTTGGCGTTGAGCCACTGTTCTAAAGCAATCAATATTCTGTCTAACTGCTCTCCATGCTCTGTTTACATCTATAAGACCATAGCTGTTGTACATTGCATACCAGCGCAAGTAGTTTGCTATATCACTTATCCTATCAAATCCTACTACATTTGACCGAGGTAAGAGTTCTGATACCAGCGCAATAGAGGGTGCCTTAGTCCAGCTTAAAGCGTCATTGATTGCCGTATTTAGGTAACTTTGATATGTGTAGGCATAGGCTCTATCATTCTGACCATGAGCCATAATAAATAAATCAGGAGCTGTTGCTTGTGCTGCGTCCTTCCAAGATTGACCTACTGTTGAACCGGCAGGCCATGTATCAGGGTTAGCTTCGACGTAATACCCAACACTGCTGTCAACTGCCGGGTCTGATGAGCCTACATACCCTGAGTTGTTATAATTAACGATAGACCTTCCGCCCAGTGCTAGGTTATTAAAAGTAAATACAACGTCAGGGTACTTATACTGAATGTATTCTTTAAGTTTGTTTGTCCAAGTGTTAGAGTTTTCAGCCTCTGCTGTACCCACCGCAATTGAAGTCCCAACTATAGTGACTGTACAAGCTTGAGCTGCTATTGCTGCATTGAAAGTAGACTTATCCCAAGAGGGGGAAACACCTTCTCCCAGCGCACCCAAGATATCTACGTAATCCAGCACCTCAGATAGTGCGTCTTCACCATCTTCGCCGTCTTCACCATCTTGTCCATCTTGGCCATCTTGTCCATCTTCACCGTCTTGTCCATCTTGTCCATCTTCACCGTCTTGTCCATCTTGGCCATCTATTCCATCTGTGCCATCTGTGCCATCCTCTCCTTGAGGGCCGGGTACAGTAGAGTCAGCACCTGCCGGGCCTGATGGGCCTGACTCAACAACCTCTACAACACTTTCACTATCCACAAGTATTTCTAATGTAGTTGTCATAATACTCGCTCCGGTGTTATTAGTATAGATCCACGGTACATAGTTTGTTTAGTTCCTGTCAACCCTGTTGGCCAGAAAACTACTTCATATTTAACACGACGAACCTCAAGGCCAATGGTATCAGCAGGTACATACACAAAAGAATACTCCCCTGTGTTAGTAGTCTGGTCAGCTATCACGGCCATCTTAGCTAGCTCTGGTGAAGAGCACTCAAGCTCTATTTCGTAACTTGTGATATCAATTGCAGCACCACTTGTCTTGTATCTAAACTTCAGCGTCTTGTCATCACCACTGTATAACTCTATATCATATTCAGGAAGATCTGAGCAAGACATATTAAACTCCTATTTACGTTGTGAACTCCAACCACTTGGCTTTTCAATGTACAAACCTTCTGCGGTTGATACTTCTAAAGTAGCACTGCTGCCACTAGCTAATTTAATAGTGGCAAGCAATGTCCCGTCCTTATCTTTTAATTCAAATGAACTGTTTTCTTCTGAACGGCCATCAAGCCGAGTCTTTAACATGGTGTTCTCCTAGCTCCAAGCTTCATAGCTCATAGTCCCTTGTGAAAAGGCTATTACTACAGCATCGGAGAAATTGTCAGCAATGTCATCGTGTCCTGTGGATGGTCCTAGTTCGGATTGGCCTAACAGTTCAAGCTTAATTGCATGTGTATGTTCGTGTGAACGTGGGATCAGTACTCGACCTTCATCGAAGTAGCTGACCGTATTAAGGAATCTTGTAAACTTGTCGTTGCCTGCTGTACCATCTCTGGGAACAGGTCGCACGTTTACAGTGCCATCCTTTAAAAATTGTTGATTCAAGAACTGACCTGAAGACTTATCTTCCATGTAGAAAGCTACTGGTTTCATAGTAGGCGCATCCATATCGAATGTGTTCTTCTCTCTCCAGAAATCTCTCATAGCTATGATTAGCTCAGGTACTTCCCATTTATCACGAACCATATCCAGCAAGATAAGTTTCTTGCATGTCGTAACGCCCCAATGGCACGCTACAGTATAGTCTGAGTATGACTGCTTAGTTGATGCAGTGTCAGCTGTGATAAAGGTATATCTTATTCTATAGTTCTCAAGGTCTGTGTAAGAGTGTATTGACTCCATTGATAGTGCTGACCTACCCTTACCAACTGGTGCTCCCATGTACTGAGAGTAAAAGGTGTATGGATCTTTAGTTAGCAAACCTAACAGTGTGTCAATGTTCTTTCTTACAGACCAAAATGAACTGACAAGCTTCATCTCACCCTCAAACTCCCTCTCTTCAAAATCTCTAGTCTTGCTGTCAGCTAGTGAATAGTATATAGGAGTTACGTTAGTGTATCCGAACTGGTCAATTTGTTTGTCGTACCACTCTTTGCTGCCGGTATCCTTAGTAATGATACCCGGTATGTTTAGCCATTCATATGTATCGTTGGAGCCACCTTTCATAAGGAAGCCACATAGATCATCGGCATGAAGCCTCTGCATTATGATTGCTAATGGTGTAGTTTCTGTTGCAAGTCTAGACAGAAGTGTGTTACTAAACCTTCTGTTAATCTTATCTCTCTCTGTTGGAGAGTTAGCATCGTCAGGTTTTATGACATCATCGATAGCCATAATCCCTGCAAAGCCCTCCACTAACGCTCCTGCACCTTTACCTGTCATCTTACCAGTAGTGGGGATCGCGTGGAGGACTCCAGCACTCATTGTACCTAGCCGCTCAACGGATTTCTTATTGTTATCTATGACAACATTAGGGAACACACGTTGGAAGTCTGGATCAGACATAATCGTCCTAATGTATCCAGAGCACTCTGCTAGTACGTCAGAGTTAAATCCCGTAAGTATTGACTGCCCACTGGGATTTCTACACCAAGCAAATAGCGGTAAGAATATACTAATTAATAGCGTCTTACCTGCTCTTGGTGGTATGTTGATTATCATACGGTTACAGTCTTGATCTATCAGGCGTTGTATTGCCTCGAAGAGTATCACGTAGTAATCAACATGTAGCAACTTTTGACCTGTCATAATCTTAAAACAGAACTGAGAAAACAGCTCGAAGTCATTGATTAGTATGGTATTTATTGCTTCTACTTCTAGGTCTGACATCTTTGAAATCTTGCTCATGGTCAGCTCCTAGTCATCAAGGAAAGATTTGAGTAACTCTTTCCCATCTATGGTCGCAGCTAAGATAAGTGTGGCCGAACCAGACATTGGTTGACCCTTACCTTCAGCTATTAACCTTGAAATTTCTTGTGAGATCCTTATAGCCGTAGCTGGATCTGCTGGGATATGCTGTTCTTCACCGTTACCATCAATGATAGTACCTCCGAAGGACTCTTCTTGCATCTCCGCCATCTTCAGGATTCGTTCTGCTATGTGCAATCCCTTTTCTTGCATTTCTTCAGCAAGTAGTTCATGGTAGCGTTGACGAATCTCTGGGTTATCTTTTACTACAGCCCTAAGACTCATAGCATTATATTCTACAGTGTCGTAGCGTGAAGCCTTAGCTAAGTTGCCGCGAGTTTGTAACATAGCCTGAGCAATAAGCTCAAACTCATTCGAGATTACTACCTCAGTCATGGTGTTCTCCTAGTTATTAGTGGTTAAGACAGGTTACCAATACCATAACTCACCCTATATATGCGGGATGGTAACGCTATGGTTGGGCCTGTCTTTCCTTTACCCCGTGATGTACGCTGTTTTTAGAGGAAAAACCTGCTACAGCCCTTTAAGGACGTGGCCTCCCAAATACCCGCTTTAGGTGGTTCTGGTATGTCTACGTTGTACATTTCTTTCCAATAATTATACAGTTCTTTCATGTAGTCACCACTGTATAGCTCGATAAAAGTGTCTACAATTATCTCGTACAAAGTGTCACGATGATTGCAGTGAGTAGCAAACGAGTCGTGAATGAATATCATTGGCAAGCCTAACTCATTTAGTCTTCTTGCCACCATCCTAAGATGTGTAGCATCAAGACTATGTATTATGTTAGGTGCAATAGCAGATCTGTGCTTAGCTGTGTGTGGAGTCTCAACAGAGAAGTCCTGTATCTCCAAGTCAATTCTAGAATTGTTGCTCAGTGTGCAAGTTATGTCCCTTTGCTTTCCCTTTACCTTGCGCTGCATTGCCTCGAACCCATCAGGTGTTATCCAATGTATCTCGACATTACCAGCGGTGGCAATCTTTGTAGCACAGCCACTAACCCAGTCTACTGCTGCCCTTAGTGGGCCTAGCGTAGCATTTAGGTTCTTGTACAGGTCAGCACCCTTGCGCCTTGCAGCTATCTTTTCTAGTCCTCCCTCAGCCATTACGTACTCGTTTAATTCTGGACTCCACTTCTTCTTGGAGCCGAACAGTTTCTCCATCCACTCCATTGATGTAGTTACTGTAGCATTATAACCCCAAGTCATGACAGGGATCTTAGCTGCCTTTCTAGTAGCCATGAACTGCCACTCAGGTTCAAGTGTTTCTTTCCAGTCCTCTGCTACTTTCTCATAGATATCCAAATCTGCTTCCTGTACCTCCATGCCCAAGTGAGCAGTGATAGCAGGAGATTTAGTAAGAGCAGACCAGTGTTGTAGGCCGCTACATCTACCGTCCAGTGGGATGAATCCAGACAGAGGTGATAGGGGACTATCGCTATATTGACGGATAAGATCAGCACAAGCCATAAAGCAGTAGGGTTTGTCAGCCTTCTTCCACTCCTTCTCCGTTCTCCTAGGGTTCTTCGCCATGTCAATAATAGTATCTTCTGTCCACTTGATCTCAGAGTATCCATACGCTGTTTCAAGCAGGGCTTTGTATCCACTTTCATTAAGTATTTCCTTGTAAGTTGGTTGGCATAGCGCCTTCTCGTGATCAGCACCTTGTGGGCTAAATCCGCAGGTCGTGTCCTCATACATTCTTGATCTACTATCCAAGAAGTAGGGAAACCTAAAGTTGTCCTCAACCATCTCGTTTGCACAGTGCATAGTTCTTTTATACATGTAATCCGAACCAGCTTCTGTAAACTCTGGTGGAAAATCCTCTAGCAAACGAAGTACATACCTATTAATTTTGAATTTCTCCATAGCCATCTCATAAGCTATAGAAGAAACCTGTTTATTTTTATTTGATGCAACACCATTCCTTATGGGTGATACAGGTATCCTAGATCCGGGAAGTATAGGATACTTAATAGCAGACGATGGTGCTTCCTCGAAGTTTAAGTCTAGTGCTAGCAGCTTCTTAGTTGCTATTACCAGCCTCTCTTCTTGGTCACTGTTAGTCTTTCTTCTAACATCAAACCTAACATACCCTTGCAACTCCATCTCACCCATAAATCTAAGAGCTACGTTAAAGGGATCGTCTGCCTCCTTCATCTTTTTTGCAAGTCTTGGAACTACTGAGTGTAGCGGCAGCCCCAAGTGTATAGTTAAGGAGTATAAGCAGTGCATGTAAGCCCTGTACCACCTACCCTCCTTGTCACTATCCCACCTAAACCTCTTGATTGTATCAGGCTGTGTAAATCCCTTGCTTCTCTTTGGAACTGGCAGCACAACGCCACCATCTAACTCAATCATACTGCCTCCCTACTAGTGAATAGTTGGTTCGGGTTCTAACATACCCTCCAAGACCTGTATAGCGACCTTGAAGATACGCTGTGCATCATCAAGGTTCTCTAACATGGCCTGCTGAGAAGGATTTTTGCTACTAAAGTCTGCTACAAGTTCTAGTACTAGTTCTTGTGCATCATCTAACACTTGCTCATCAGACATTGACATACTATTTCAACCCATTTGCGATTAGTGGAGTAATAAACCCAGCCCCGGCTTTCTTAGAGCGTATGTTGTAACGATCTCTGTACTCTAAGTTATACTTCTCATTGATGTAGGTGTAGTACTTAAGGCCAGTAGTACGATTACGGTACACTTCATCCTGTTTAACCAGTCTATCACCAGTTACGTTACAGTAGATACCTTCGCCAGCCAAGTCAATACACTTATTTCGATTAACATACAGTGCAGTACGCATGAACACCTTGTACAAAGTGTCATAGATGTCACCTATGTTATAGTCTTCCATCTTTTCAAAGCTTTCAACGTCACCGTTCTGGCAACCTATCCACAGTGGTAGACCCTCGTGCTTGACTTTCTCAGTACCAATCAGCTTCTGTGACAAGTAGTCTAGCTTCTTGCTAACACCGTTAAGTCCGTGAAGAGTTTGGTAAGTACAGTAGACGTAGTACTTGGAAGGTTGTTTCCATCCTAAGTCCATGAACCGACCTTCGATCCAGCCACGGTCAAATGCAGCGTTGTGTGCTACAATAATGTCAGCACCGTCAAGTACATCCCACATCTTACGGAGCACGTAAGTGTCGTCTAAGGGATCTTTCTTAAATGCACCCTTACGGTGGTGGTTGCCAACAGACTTGACTCCAGCCTCTCCCTTGTTGTACAGGTCGTACCATGTACCCCAAGCAGCTGTAAGTAGCTTAGTCTGTGAACCTTCTTTCAACGAGTCAATGTTTGGACGCTGCATACCTAGACGAAATGAATAGATTTCTAACAGTGATGTCTCTATATCTAGGAAGACTGTCTTCTTCATGACTTCTTGTACATGAGGACGGTCTACGTTAGGTTCGAAATTGGGCATATCTATTGATAATGTCATTTCTTTCTCCGCTTTACAGGTTTTTGTTTGCCAGTCTTTACATCAAATGTTGGATGAATGAAGCCTGACGGGTTTTCAGCATGATACTCCCAGTAGTCTGCGAGTCTTCGCAGCCACTTGACAGGATCTTTCTTAGCTAAATTAGTTACGGGTGTGCGTATCATCATTCCTGACAACACTCTACCCTCTCCTTCGTTACATGAACGACATAAGGTTGACCTTACATGTCCAGTCTTGTGGCAGTGGTCCAACATAGGAACACCACCGGCCAATGTACCATCACACAGAGCACACAAGTAACGCTGCTTAGCAGTGTACTTCTTTCGTATGTTGGCTAAGTCAGATGATTTAAGTAACCTCATGAGTCTCTCCAGTATCTATGTCAAGCCACTGCTCTCTGTCATCATAAGTCCACTGCCTCACGAGATTTTCATTGTGTTCTCGCACCATGAACAATAAGTTAGACTGTATTTCAAGGTGTTTTATCCAGTTATCACCGTATTGCTTACGGTACTCTTCACAAACTACATCAAACGCATCTTCAATAGTTCTAGCTTCTGAAAGCATTTCGTATGCTTTACCCGGCCCTATTCCAAAGCGTTTTAATCTAACTTGTCCAGCACTGGCACCTGACTTAACAGTGTACTCTTTACGTTCTCCACAGCCAACAATCCAATCCGTATCATCACCTGTCAGCATCTGGAAGTAGAGCCCTACCAGACCGTCGAAGTAATATTTGGTTGCCTTGCGCGCCTTACTATTAGTGTCAGGATTCTTTAGTGCTCCTAACTTTTTCCTCAGTACACCATTTTCGGTGACAGTAATGACCTTGCTTGTTGCATCGTCCAAGTGAAGTCCAGAGATCTGTCGCAAGTCCTTGTCCAAGCTCCAGATAACTGTGTCTTTAGTCTGGTGAATGCCTAACAGGTCATCTGCTTCAAGTCCTGATCGGTAATGTGTGTTGAAAGTATCTACAGCCCACCGCTTAGCCCACGCCAAGTTGACTGGTCGTACTGTGTCAATTCTGTTAGCTTTGTAGTCGTCAACTAAGAAGTCTCTGAAGTTTGTCTTAGTAGTGACAAACATGATGTAACTGCCACAACCTGATAACTCCATTAGCTGATCTATTTTGTGATTGATGTTCTTCTCAATCTGTTTACGATCATAGTCATCGTCCTCGTTATAAATGCAACAAGGCTTGTATATTAGTATATCTCCGTCAATTAGTAGGGTTTTCTCTTCTTCTGCTTCGTAGTCTGTCAAACCTAAGTCATCAAGCGACATTGAAACTCTCCAATAAGTCATCTCCTGCCCAGCTGGTTGCTTGCTGAAATGCGTCTGATTCTGTTCGTGCAGAAAAGTAGCTAGTCTGCCCGGATTTTGTTACTGCCATGTATGTTGTCATATGTTTCTCCAAAAACAAAAAAGCCCACCCTAGTTATTTAAGGTGGGCTACTCATGTTAAAAGTTGGGATCTTCAAATTCTTCTTTAGTGACCACAGCTTCAGTTACGTCTACAGTGTCAAGCTCCTCCAAACCTAGTGAATCTAAGTCTTCAGCACTACCACCACCAGCGTACTCAACTAGTTCAGTAACACAAACTAGGTGTGGGTACAGGTACAATCCATTCTTCTCGTTGTGATAAGGATTGAATTGGAAGTGACCCTTAGTGCCATAGCCCAGGTTAGTATCTTGGCTAATAGTAACACCGTTAATGTCCTGTACTTTACCCTTAATACCGATCTGTGTGATAGGACGAGTAGGTACACGATTGCTTGCCTTGCCAGTAAGACAGGTCTGAGAGAATTTGATTGAAACCATGTCATCTTCAACAAAGACTCCAAACAACTCTTCACACTCTTCAGGACTATATTCCTTAGCGTTAGGAAAGTTCTTAGCGCCCTTGAACTCGCGCTTTAGCTCAGACTTGAAACGATCTTCAGGCATGAGGATGCTGATTTGGTAGGAATGACCCTCCAATTCGTGATCCGACATCATAGCCTTGTTATCAGGGTTTAGTTGTGAACGAGGCTCACTCACTGAACTGTATACAAAGTAAACGTCTTTTACTGTTACAATTGAGGTTTCTTTCTTTTGGGCATTAGCCATTTTGATTCTCCGTAAGGTTAATTTAATTATCGAGTTGGACAGACGCCAGTGGCGCACTCATCCCCTTCAATTTGGTCGTGAGAGTTTACAGCATCGAGGTCTACATCTTTTAGTATTGCTACATATGCTTCAAACTCTTCCTTGGTGGTAACTTCTTGTGGAAGGTACTCGTAACCAAGGTCTTTTGCTGTCTTAGTTGGGTCATTTCTGTAGATAAATGATACGCCTACGTAGTGATCCCAGTTTTCTAGAAGCCAAGCAATAATATCTTCTACTTCTGTTAAGTCATAGGAGATGGTTACAGAAGTGTTTTGATCAGTCCAATTGATCTGATACATCTTGTAACGCTCTAGTTGATCTATTGCTGATTCTAGGTTTACCTCTGTGCCATTGACATCTGTAAAGTTACATCCTTCATAACTTGCTGGTAGCTTTATCAAGTATGTCGATGAATCACCCGGCTTTTGCATCCACTCGTAACCAGCTTCTACAAGCTTTAGTACGATAGGATCGTGGGATGAGAACCCAACCCAGTTGAAGATGTACTTGCCTAAAGGTATATGTAACCCCTCAGTACAGTCCATAATCTTGCTGAGAGTTCCAGAGGGTTTAATGGTTGTGACATTCTTAGGTCTAGGTGTCCCAAGCTCGTCTGCCATAGAGTTAGCAGAGTTGTGTGCTATCTGCCTCATAGAGCCAAGTTCTTGACTTTTGATGTCAGGACGCTGAGCTACACCAGTAAGTCCAACACCGCACAAGCGTAGAAACTCATTGTTAGTATGCCAAGCTTCTTGCAAGATTCCGTCACGTAAGTTCACACAAGTTTGTCTGTAGTTAGCACGAGCCATAACTTCTATAGCGCGGTCTAACTCACCGTGTTCCTTGTCACTAAATGCAGCCAAGTTAATTTCTACTAAATTACAGAAACCTTTGTTGGGCAACAGTATCTCAGCACAGGGGTTTAGTGTAGCGAACCAAGGCGCACGTAGTCTTGCAGCAGCAACATTAATAAAGCCCGGTTCAGACCCGCCAGCACTCTCCATCCTGTTAAAGATGTCTCTAAGCTCTGGGTAGCTAGGTTTGGACTCAAACAGTAAGCTGTTATTTGATTGGGTTCTAAAATCGTTGGTATCTTTTGCTCCACAATCATTACATACTCCTAATGTAGTGTTGTGTGATCCGCAAGAGTTACAAGACCAATAGTTAGTTTTACGAGCTACAAATCCCTCCCAATCCTCACTACCATACTTCTTAGTGATGATCTCAGCACTTCTACGTGATGAAAGTATTGTACCCAGCCAATTTTCTATGTCATGTATGTCCATATCACTGAGTAGTTGGTCAGCTCTGTTGTTCAGTAACTCACAAATGGCTACAAATGCTTTGCTAACTTGTTCATCACCAGAGCATATCCAGCCATAACCTTTCAGCCTTGATCCAGCAGGTCTAATTTCAGTAAAGTCCAACACAATCTCACTGACGTTGTTCTTGCCTACTATAATCTTACCAACAGCTTTGGCCCATGCTTGAGCAGAGTCACCCACTTTAATAGTCCATACACCATCATTAATATATTCAGCATTGTCTGGATTGCCCTTAGACTCACGAGTAGACCTAACAACTGATACTTTGTGCTTCTTACGGAACCCAGTTAAGTTACCTGTCACCGCTTCTAGGCCAACCCCACAACCTTGCATAAGTAGCCAGATAGTATCGACTACATCATAAACAACTTCTACGCGAGTACCTGAACAGTTGAACTGAGATGCTTCACAGGTCTTGGACACTTCTGTTCCGCCAAGCCACAAAGTTCGGCCAGAGACTGAAGTCTTCCTAGCCAGCATCAAATCTCGCAGTTCTTCTAGTTCCTCTAGTTGCCCAAAGCTTAGGGATTGACCTAGTGCTCTCTCCCACAACCACTTCTGGTGACCAATAACACGGTCAACAGTTTGTGGCCATGTCTCAAACACAGTACCTTCATCGTTCAAAGGACGGTTATATGTCCGTCTTGTTATTACTTTACTTCTAAAACTTTGTGTCATGTTTAATCCTATTGTGGAATACCAATTCTTATGTCGTGTTCTTTTACCTCTTTACGCATCTCTATAAACTCTGAAAGTGTTGCGTTCAGTCCTATCAATTCCTCGGTGGAAAGTGATATACATAACCACTTGCCAGTAGAGTTCTCCATCTCAACGTCACCGTAGGTATCTATTGTCAAGGTAACTAATCCCTTAGTCCTTGACCACTCCTTGTGTTCAAGCATCTTTCCAACTAAGTGCTTGATCACTATCTTTCTCCAAATGTTGCCAGAAACACTGCATTACAGGTGATATGGTCAATGTGCGGCAGCCCTGATTCTGGATCTAGCACTTCTCCACTAGCATAGGAAGTAAGGTGACGTAGCAGGCTATCCATAACCTCTTTAGTGTTTAAACCTTTCTTCCAGTTGTTACGTTCATACTTCTTTGCGCCAAACTCGAATACATCGCACATGCCTTTCATAGCTATGTCAGCATCTAGTATGTAGCTAAGCTGGGTTTTGCCACTATTGTGGCGAGTACCTGCCTCAGTTGTCCTCATATCTTTTCCAGTTTTAGGTACGCTACAAGTAATCATTTCCTTCATCCTTAACATTTAGGTCACGTAAAAGTGCTGTCAGTATGCGCTCTTCTGTCACAGCTGGCAAAACGGGGAAGTTTCTTTCTTTTAGGTAGTCTAAAACTTCCGATACATGTGGAAAGGTTTGTTTTAGTACTTTAAAGTTTCTCTTATTCATTTTCTCTACTCCTTGTTAAACTTGGTTTCCATCCACTTGTAAAAATACTGTGCAATTGTTATTCCAAAACAACCACCACAACCAGCCCAGAAGATATACTCTACTGGTGAAAGTCCTGCATGGATTACAGCCCAAGTCATAACGTACTGTGCTACTGTTATAAACCAAGAAATGACCGCACCAAACATGATGCGGTCATCCCTCAACACTTTACTATTTAATCCCAGTAAGAATACTGAGAAGAATGCAGCTGTAAATACTAGCCCACCCATTATAATTGACATTAGTGAATCTCCGCATAGGACACTCCGTAGTCAACATCACAGTCAAGCTCTCTGTTGAGTTTTAGCTCATCATTTACTTGTCCAATAGCAGTCTTGAGTATCTTAGTCATTGCTTCTCTGTTACCTACCCTCAATTCCCAAATACCCTCATCATGAAACTGAGCAGTAATTTGGGGTCTCTTTTCTAATACGTAGAACATCCATCGGTCAAAAGCATAAGTAGCAGTGCTCTGGTTAAGTGTACTAAACCTGTCTTTCTCAGCTTTTAGATAGTACCAGATATTTGCAACCTCATTCCAGAGCCACTTAGTCTTAGTCTTATCTAGCCACTCCTCCTTGACTACACAGTTGTCCGCAATCTTGGCTATACTGTTGTTACGATCCCAATAACCATCCCACAGTGCTTGACCAGTAGCTAAGTCTACGTTAGCAGCCCTTGCAATTGTGTCAGGTGCAGCACCGTAAGTAGCAGCATAGTTAGTAGTCTTACCACCATGTCGTATCAGAGCAAGACTAGCGTGCTTGTTGTGACAGTCTGTGTCAGGGTTGTAGTCCTTGTACCACTGTGCATCCTCTTTAGACATCAGGCCGGCAGATACACACATATCTAAGTGCGGATCAAATCCCGGAGTCATCATGTCTTTTACGTATTGTGGATCGTATTTCCACATGTAGTGCTGTTTGGTTCTGTCCTCAACACTAGACATGTCAGACCCACACAGCTCTGTTGCGTCTGATCGTGCAATAAGCAGCCCTCTGATGTCAGCTCCATATGGCTTACGTACACTAGGAAGATTTACGCAAACCTTATGCTTAAATCTTAGCGTGTTGGTAAGTCCCTGTATAGCCGCATATACAAATCCCTCCTCGTTGACGTTGCTAAGGAAGCCTTTTACAACTCCTAGCCTGTGCTTTACGATAGACATCTCTCGCAAGTGCTCAAGTGCTGGTTCACTGCTAATAAGTTGAACAATACTTTCGCAAAGCTCCTCCGTTTCTTGGTTCTTAATTTGAGGAATCTTACGAACTTCTCTTGTATCCTTATCCCTTTCATGCTTAAAGCTTTCTGGAACCCATCCCAGCTTGAAAAGCCACGACTTGATCTGTGCATGTGAGCCAGCGTTAGGACTTTTGTACCCAGACAGTACTCTTATCTCTTCTTTATAATCTAAAGGATCACCAGAAGGGTAGGCTGTAGGTGCAATGTTCTCTTTAACACAAGATATCCACTTAGAGCCAGTTGCTGACAATTCCCCGTTTATCTTAAATGGTTTCTTTGGGAAATTCTTTTTGGCAAACTGTGGGACATCTGGCATGTTTACTTCTAACTCTGCCTTAGCTTTATCAAACTTGTTAGACAGTAGCTCTTCCATAGTTTCTGCTTTAGGTACGTCAAGCTTCCACTTAGTACGCTCCTGCAACTGAGCACATTTAGCCTTAAAGTTGAGGTGATCTATAAGGTGCCAGATAGCCTTTACATCATTGTTGTACAGTTTGTTTAGATCTGTCCAGATCTTCTGCCACAGTGATGTCTGTATCTTAACATCTTCTTCACATCGGTGAACAAATAGCTTAACCTTACTTCCGTCAACCCACTCGTGTCCACTAACCTCTACTTTTGGTATGTTAAACTCTTCTCCCCACGACTCCAAACCATGCCTAGTGCGTAGTGGATACAAGTACCAAGACAGTAACAGTGTGTCAACTACCTTGGCTAACACCTTAACTCCCATTATTTTCTCTATAGCAGGTGCGTCAAAGTCCATTCCGTTGTGCATTACTAAGATGTTGTCAGGGTTTGTAAACATTTTACCAATATTGTGGTAGTCTGTGTACGTGACCATGCCTTTCTCGACCATACCATGATCTAGTTCAGCAAATGTCCCACACCAAAACTTAGTTATTGTAGGCAATAGGCCATCCGATTCTGTGTCAGCTGCATATAATTTCATTGGTTTCTCCTAAAACAAATCTTCGTAGTCATCCCCTTCGATGTACATGTCATCTCCGACATAGATTCCATCACGGATATAGCCTTCTGCTACATTAAAGCTTAGTTTGCCAGTTAATGGCTTAAAATCCTCTTCCGAGTTGTTTGCAAGCTCTTCTGAGATACTTTTATAAATAAATTCATCAGTCATTCTTAAATCCAAGGGCTAGTTTGCCCATCTCTGTTTCATAACCAAACAATACGGCATCGTTTGCATCCTTGGCTAAGCCGGGTTTGCTAACAATGTACACGTTATCCCAAAGTCTTTGAGCAGCTCTTTCAGCTAGCTTTCCAACCTCATCGTCGTCTAGTACTAATACAAGGTTTTTAATCTTGCGCTCAATTAACCTATCTCTAATTAGCTCTAGGTTTTTGTTTATACTACCACCACCATGTGACAGTGATATAACGGGGTACATCTTACTCTTACCAGTCAGTGTCATGCAATAGTCAAGGGCAATAGCATCAAACTCACCCTCTGTTATCCACAATGTATCTGTAGCTAAGGGCCAAGCTCTCTCTAGTCCGAAAGGATCTACACCAGATGTTTTGCCAATACCAAAGAAGTCTTTCTTTCTTAGTGGTCTGGCTTTCCAACCTACCAATTCCCCCTCAACACTAAGAGGAAAACCAATAGCATAGGGAGTAACTCCGTCAAACTCTGACAAAAACTGCCTACACCCCCAACTCTTGAAGTACTCAATGGGTATTCCCCTGTAGTTACTTCTGAGGCTGAAGATGGGACAGCTCTTTGCAGTCTTTAGTTCATCTGCTATGTCTTCCTTGGTTTTGACATACACTTCAGGGGCAGGTCCACCGTTGTACGGATCTCCCTTAGCTTCCCAACACTCTGAGAAGCAGAATGAGCTATAGAAGTCTAGCCCAAGTGCCTCATCTCTGTTGAGAAATACCTGAAGTGATTGTCTACTATTGCAGTCGGGGCATGGTAGCTTCTCGACTGCGGTTGCCATTAGTACTCCGATGCATCTTCATTTAGTGGTAGTTCTAGGTTTTCCATCATGGCTCTGTATATAGTGTTCTGATACACCCCAACAGCGATTGCTAGTGAATAGTCTACACCATTTGTGTCTGTTGAATCCCTCATTAAGAGGTTTGCATAATCATATGCTTCGCCTAACGTACTTCTTGTAGCAAATAAGCCACAGTATAGGCCTTCAAGACAAGACTTGACAGTACTTGCACTGATATACACTTCACCGTCTACTTTTATTGTAGCTGCCTTGTGGGGTTCACTAACCTTAGCTTCTGTTTTACTTCTTTCTTCGTTAAATTCTTCTAACATTATTTCAATTCCTTTTTAATCCGGTTTACAATATCTGTGTGCATGATTGGTGTTATTTCAATTAACTCGCTTGGGTATGATCCTATCCTAACAACAGCTCCCAGTTTCCTGTTACCAAATAGTGGTCGCATAGAACCTGTCTTTACTTGGTAGCCATTATTCTCAAAGTGGTTCTCTATTTTAGCCCTACGATCAACGAACAGGCTTTCGGCATCCAGTGCAATCTCCAGATCTGTTATGATGCTCTCAATCTCACCTAACAGAAGTACTGGAAACTGTCTCTGTACTACCTCAACAACTACTCGCTGTATGATAATCTCGGTCATGTCATACTCAGCATGTTCTATATAGTTGAACACCCTGCCTTTGACGTTATGCCTGTTGTAATTTGCACCGTACTCGTACACTCTGTCAGCTTCTTGGAATGCGGATATCAAATGCCCATACTTTAAGTTAGCAGCAGACTCATGGTCGAGGTACAGTGCTTGGATAATACGCAGTGTCTCAGTTATAGTTTGCTTGTGCCACTTACAGTCTTGTGGTCTACCAGTGTCGCTATAGTAGAACACTATGATGCCTTCCTTGGCGAGGTAACTGCAATCCTTGTTGTTTATGTAGCTTATACACTCATCGATTAGTTGGTGGGAAGTAGACTGACTCAAAAGATTCTCCTCGGAGCACTCGTGCATGGCGCTCTGCACGTTCAGGGGTCTGCCTTGCCCATTTACTATCCATTGCTTCTCGTGCTGCTAAGTGGTTGTCACCAGATATTAGTGCTGCCCACATATTTTTGAACTTCAGTACCCCTTCTGTACCCATCTGATAAGCCATTGACAGTACTATTACCCGCTGCTGGTCCTCAAGCTGGTCGTATGCAAATCCGTACTCACTGTTGCTTAGTCTCATGTCAATAACTGCTACTTTAGAGCGTAGCCATTCTTCAGCTGTCTCTAGTGTTACAGTAATGGGGAAGTCCATCGGGTTCTGACCTAGCTTGCTGTGTAGTTTAGTACCTAAACCAACTGTTACATACCCTTCTGAGCATAAATAGGGTCGGCTTCTGAATCCCTCTTCACGCTTTAATATTGCTTCTATTCTCATAGCGTCTTTACTCCAATTTGTTATTTCTTTCCAAGGTAGGCTTTTGCTAACATTTGTATAATAGGTGAAAGAAGCTTGCGGTAACCCCACACTGACGCCAGCATCAGGCCGAGGGCTGCTTGATACCACTGTGGCATCCCTTCCAATGCTTGAAAACCAGCCTTGATATGTGGCAATGCCGGTGGCCAGAATGCAAATATTGCTGGTGATAAGAATACATAGAATGATATATCGTCCATTAGACCAGCATTTGCTCGTGCTTCTGTATCTGCTTGAATCTCTGATAGCTCACCTCGCTCAATTGAATCTATCTTTGCCTTTGTCACAGCAGCTCTTACAGCTTGCTTGCCTTTTATCACAGTAGTGATAGGACTAACCAATGATGATAGAAATGGTAATACTAGTGATAACATGTTAATTCCTTATGGGTTGTAGTCCTCCCTAAGATTTAATGGCATGCATGTCTCTTGCGCTCGTCTTAGTTCAGACTCGATGTTGTCTATATAGATCAGTGCTTCTTCAAGCTTGCCTACTATATAATCTTCGTAGGCATAGCTCTCTTCCAGCAGTGATGTAAGTACTTTTATACTATCTCGGTCCATTACAATACACTCCTCTCAAATTACTAAAACACAATCTCTTCTTCTGGTGATGTATACTCAATTGGTTCTAATTCAGCAACAGGCTCAGCTTTAGGACTGCCCGCATCACAGTAGCTTAGGAAGGCTGTGATTACATTGATCTTGCCTACAGCGTTCTTGCTATAAGCATCTAATCCCAAATACTCACAGTACTGCTTGGCTAACTTTAGGTTCTCAGCGCCGTTATTGTGTACAGCTAGTGCAACTTGAGCATCTGCTTGTGTAGGGAAAAGTGCTGGCTCACCGTTGATTTGAACTGCGTACTGTCCGAATACTTCAATTACTTCATTTGTCATAATAGTTTCTCTATTTGTTTACATTTATGTTTACATTACTTACTTGTTTGTCAACAGTGTTAGTGCCTACACTCCCAACAGGGCATGCAGGACTAGGTTACAGCTCTTCAGCTATCCTTGTCGGGGAATGCTTTCTTGAACAAATCTTACTAGTAAATACCCTATTAAAGTCAACACTACTATTACTGTAATTGAGGACCACACAACCTTTTGCAACACTTTTACTATAAATTCATCCATAAGTCACCTAGATTAATCCCAAAGGGGTTTTTCAAATGTTGTTATTACCCATCCAGCTCACCTTCAATGGTTACATTGTCAGTTGCTCTGGTAATTGCAGTGTAAGCTAACCTAGCAGCTTGTTCCTTGTCACGGCAGCTGTTAATGTCATACAAATCTACTAACACATGTTTGAGTGTAGTTCCCTGTGACTTGTTAACTGTCATTGCGTAGGTAAACCTGATATCTGCACAGGCTTCTTTTAGTGCGAAGAAGGATCTCCATTCTTGCTTAGCTGCTAACCTAAACTGCTCGGCCTCACCCTGATCTTTGGTGGCTGTGGCAGTTTGGGCATACTCTTTGGCAATGTTGGCTATCATCTTTAGTCGGTCAGTTAGCTTTTGAGGGCTTTCAGGAACAAAGACACGTTCTGGCAGTGTCTTACCTAGCTCATCTATGAACAGCACGTAAGCTCCCTTTAGGCCGTGAGTCTCTGTAGGTTCGACCTCTTTTACAGTAACCTTCTGGTTGTTCTTGAGTAGTACATTGTCCCCCAGCATGTTAGACACACCTGCATTGGCTACCATCTCCTCGCCTACTAACGGGGTTGAGGTGGATAGTCCGAGCACTTTCTTTCTGATTTTTCTGTTGAGGTTGAGGCATCTTTTGTTTGTGAATGCCAGCACTTTGACCTGCTTGCTTGTGCCATCCTTGATCGCTGATTTAAACGCTTTGATTGCATTCTCTTCGATATCATCTGACACTATTACCCCTTTTCTTGATCCCGGACTGAGTACTGTGCGTAGCTTAGGCTGCCTGAAACCATCAACAGTCTTGCGGTAAGCCATGGACAGTGCGTAGATGGCATCGCCAGTGTTTACACGCTTAGGAATTGTGAGTTCTAGGTACGTACCAGTAGATCTGTAAGCTGGTATGCACATCTCCTCACCTTCTTTAATTACAGGGAAGCATTGCTTGTTATCACCTATGTACAGGATTCTTGCATTAGCTTCACTAGCTTCTTGCTCAAGTAACCTGCACTCTTCGTGACCCATTAATCCTGCTTCGTCTACTATCACAACCATGCCATTGTTTAGCTTAGGCTTAGCAGACTTGTCTCGCATCTTTGGTGTACTTACGTACTCTTCTCCAGTTTCCTTATTAATCTGTGGAACCCAGCCCATCAGAGCGTGTAAGGTAGTGACAGGTCTGCCAATGAAGCCTTCGAGAACTTCAACTGCTGAGTGAGTCATGGAAGTTATGATTGGGTTGTAGTTAGATTGCCTGATTATTACCTCATCTATTAGAAACTTGGCAGAGTAAGACTTGCCAAACCCTGCACTAGCCCACAGACCTGCTGAAAGTTCTGGCTTACCGTTGAGCCAAGCCTCAAATTGTTCAGCTACGAGTACCTGATCAGGGTACAAGCCTTGTGCGTTTGTTGTACCCATGTTAACTCCTAATCTTCTATTACCTTAGTTATACATATCTGCCTAACACCGTTAGTAAACACTGTGTGTCTATCGTAAGTGATCTCACCTACTGCTGTGACAAATACGTACTCTTGAACCTCGAAGAAACCGTTGCGTCCGTCGAAGAAGAACCTTACATCAATCTCGTTAATTCCCATTAATCACCCCTTAAATGTGCAACACAGTAGCAAACAATGTATATTGATGCAATCACTGCTACGTGCTCTAAAGTTATTGCTGACATTATACTATCTTTCATTAGAATCTCCACTTACATTTAAGTTCTTGTTTACTTACTTTTACACGTATCTTGCACTCTTCAGCCACTCTTAGGTCTATCTTTGGCTTGCTATTGCTGTTTCCGGGAGTAAGTTCTATGAATGAACACCCTGTTGCTAGTGACAGTACTAGTACTACCACTGCAACGTTCAATGTCCCATGCCTAAGTTGTGCCTAAGCCATACTTTGTTCTTTCTTGCACATTTTCTAAAGTCTATTCCATGTGGTTTTATCTTTTCGATTGTGCCATCTCTTTCACGTGCTACTTTGTAAGCTTTAATGTGGCAAATCTCGTGAAGTATTGTGTTCTGTACTCTTGTCCACTGAGATCCACGCAGGTTTCTTTTGTCTGCTAGCCTATCCTTGTCTATCCATACCTTGCATCGAAGTCCATGCTCCTTTGATGCTGCACAGTGTGTTGCTCCATGTACACCGCTTGTTAGGTCAGCTACAACTATCTGAGGGTTAATATCTGCCACCCCTACATTCATAACAGCTGCTATGATAAACTCTTTAAGTCCTATCATTTTTACATCTCCATTTTGTTTGCGGTGTCGTAGATAGCTTCGTTAATATCTGCCACCATTGCGAAATACACTATTGTACTGTGCAATCCTCCAAGCCCATGCTCAGATACTATGGAACCTAAGTCCTCGTTGCTGTAGATGTCCTGATAGGCTTCTGGATTGGCAGTGTGCTGAAGTACTGACAAGTTATACGAGTAGTATATTACCCACATATGGCCATCTACGACCTCGTTTACCCGCTCATAAACAAACTCATCTTGTTCGTCCCTATCTTCTGGGTGCGCTTCCAGTGCCAGTTTGTAGACATCCTCTGCGATTAGTCTTACCTCGTTATGATATTCGGTATAGTTCATGCTGTTCTCCAATAAAGTGAGTTGCCAGTCTTCAGGTGCAGAACATGTCTGGCTTAGTAGGGGCTAACAACTCAAAACGGTACGCGAAATCCTACGGACTTCACAATCTGCTAGCATATAACCTATCTTCGCCAGCCCATAACAGAGCTTCAAGTGGCTCAACACCAATTGCTCTGTAATACTTATACTTTTGCAGAACCATAGTCATTTCCTGAATATTGAATTGCAAGCTATCTGCACTGTCTTGATTCCTACTATAATTGACATAGCCACACAGAACGAGACAGCGAACAGTATAGCTAAAGGTAGTATTAATATATACATAATCACTCCTAAGAACCAAAAAAGCCCTATCCAATTAAGGACAGGGCTGTTCACTAGAATGGTACTTGGTCAGTACCGCGCATAGAGTCTACAACTGACTCACCCATAGCACAGGCAATAATATCAACATTGCGGATATCAGCCAACCATGCAGTGTATTCAGGGTGAGTCTCAACTACAGTAGCATCATACTCACCACCAATAGCTTTCTCACCAAAGAATGCAGCACTGACAATAGAGCCAATAGCAGCAGCAACGTCAACAGACTTGAAGTTACCAAAGTTATGCCAGCCAGCTTCTTTACCCAGTGCAGGCTTGTTGAAGTTGATAGCAACACGGTAAGGCACTGCAACATCAAAGCGGTTAGGCTGAACATTGTAACCACGGTTGTCACGCTTGATAGCTTCACGACACTGCTCTACTTGGACAGGAGTCATCTCAGTACGAGTAACAGCAGGAGTAGCAGAAGCGATTGAACGAAGGTTAGACATTTTGTTTAATAAGGACATAGTATTTCTCTCTATAGTTATAAAGTGCCATTCTTGACACAGGTTTAGTTTTGAATAAGTGCTCGGATCACACGAGCTACACCAATTAATCTTAAAGTGCGATGGCTAGCACTTGCCACAACTGTGACAGCATACACAACCAAGTGCATGTCTAACAGGTCAAGGTATGACCACTTTACTACAGATATACATAGCCAGAGGATAAAGACTGACTAGTACTGACAGATATCACCTGATCTATACAGGCTGTCATATTTAAGGAGAAGATCTATTGGGAGTAGCAGTATATAGCAATATTGCCAGTAAGTGCCAGAACTTTAGCAGTACATGCCAGAACCTTGACAGTACATGCCAGAGCTTTGACGCCTGACAACCCCAGATCATCCCCATTACCTCACACATCTTACCATAACATGCCAGACCTAAGCCTAACATGACATGCCATTGACACTAACTTACCACTGACTCACACAAACGTGCAATGCTCTACACACCTTGCCAGCGCTGAACCTTGCTAACTACCTTGACAGAGCTGTAGCTTGTACTCACTACTAACAAGCTAGGTCATATCTTGCCCCATCATGCTAGACCTACTAGTCTACCTAGATGAAAGCTATTAAGGTTGTTCATGCCACCATATCAGCACGTTGTTTTGTACTCTCATATCTATCCTAGATGAAAGTCATTAAGGTTGTATCTCGTCATCACATCACTAACATACCTATCCTAGATGAAAGCTATTAAGGTTTGGATACGTTGTGGGTGTTGCCCGTCGAACGTAGTGAGTTGTACTTTACCCTTAATGAACTTGAACTACCCAGACTCACCGGAACGCATCAGACTTCTCCCGTTCTAGCTATTATGACTAGCCTGTCAAGATACTGACAGCTTACTTATAATAACTACTTAGCGAAGTAGTAGCTAACACCAAGCTGGTCTACGATGTCAGTGAACTTAACACCCTTGATCTTAGACAGCTTACGTACTTGCACGTCACCAACTGTGAACTGTGATACTGTACGCTTGTTAGACTCAGCTACTGGCACTTCCTCAGTCTGGCTGAAGTCTACATCCTGCTGCTTGATGATCATCTGATCAACATTCTTATTGATGCCATCGAAGTACATACCTAAGATGTCAGTGCCTTTAACAAGATCGGGGGTGATCTTATTACGTGATGCACCGAACAGCTGAGTGTATGCAAGCTTGATAGCTTCTTTAAGCAATGGCATCTCAGTAACATTGACTCGGAAACAGTCATGTACAGCTATGACATGCTGAGCACCTAACTCATTTAAGTTGACTATGATCAGTCTAGCCAGCTGTGCATCAGTTGCTTGAATCATGTTAACGAAGCCATTGCGAGCGAATGTATCACTGTCAACAACGTGTGAGTTAAGCTTGACGTTGATGAACTTGAGGTGACCAACTTGTGCATCAGTCTCTTCTACACCATACTCCATAGCTTGATCAAGAGCATTGAACTTGACTTTGTAGTTCATAGCAACCTCGAAGCCATCAGGCATGAAGTGCTTGACCTTGCCAGATACTTTACCCATGTATCCCTTCATGTTATCACGCAGAGTATTCATCTTCTTGCCAAAGCTAGAGCATACTACCTTGTGGAACTTCTTAGCTACATCATCCTCAATAGCATCTCCAGGATTAGACAAGTTAAGCATTGAGGCCAAGTTCTTATTCATGTCAGCATTGTACTGAGTGAATGCTCCCCAACCTTGACCATAGAAGATAGCCATGAATGCTGTCTTGATGTCAGCTCTGGTAAGACCTGAGAACTCACGATGCTTGTCAAGCTCAACGATAGCTAGCTCGTATGCATCCTTGTTGTTGTCCTCACCTGTCAAGTTGAACCCAGTTGCTACAGCCATGTTAGTATCACCAACCATAAGTGCAGCTAGCTGTGGTCCTGAACACTTAGCATCAAGTCCAACAGCCATGCCAATGTAAGGCATGTTACCACGAGCCAAGTCAACCCAGATCATGGCTGCCTTAACGAATGACCAAGGCTTCTTAACCTCTGATTTCTCACCAGCTAAGTCAGACTGCATAACAGCTATGATGAAGTCAACAGGGTTAGCTGCTGCTGCTTTGATCAAGCCAACTATCTGCTTGTTGTTGTCAGCTGTGTCAGAGATTGATATCATGTCAAGCATCTCAGCCTTGATAGCTTCTTTGATCTCAGGGATCTGAGCTTCAGTGTAATGTACACCAGCTAAGTTCATGAGTGCGCGTGAACGATCAGATGACTGACCATTTGGCCCATGACATGCAGCTTGGTACAAACGACCACGACGATCACCATGGAACTCACTAACTGACACACGATCACCTAACTTAGCACAGCCATCTAGCACGTATGAGTCATCATTGACTAGCATGTTAAGCTCAACACTGTTGATGTACTTAGCCTTGCCAATTACTTGGTGAGCTATGTCCATCATCATAGTGTCAACTGTGAACTCAGTAGACTCAAGAACATGTACTGCTTTCTCGAAGTATGCACTCTGCTTGACAGGTGAGTAGTTCTTACGTCTGTCAATGCTGCCAGGTGCTACAGGAGCGTATGAAGTCTTCTGAAGTGACAGTATCTCACCCAGCTTGTCACCCAACTCACCAGCCTCAGTGACTAGGTCAGCAATGACTAGTGCAGACATGAAGTCAGCATCACGGTCAAGTACATCAGCGTGTGCAACAGGCTTGCCATCCTGCATAATAGTCAGGTCAAGTGACTGGAATGAGCTGTTGAGTAGGATCATGAAGTGCTCCATGTCATCAACACTCTCCAAGTTCTCGGTGAATGCTGTAGCTACTAGCAAGCACTGCTGTACACTAAGGTCTAGGTCAGTGTTGATGTACAGGTCAGATGCAATACGTGATGCTACTGCTTGCTCGTTGTAGCTGATAGAGTTGATAGTCTGCATGATTTCATTGATTGTCATAGTAGTATTCTCTTTAGTTAAGTTCAAACGTGCGAATTCAATTACTAGTGCTTGTTCTACAGTTAAGTTGCTCATAGTGTTACTCTCTTTAGTTAAGTTAGTGTTACTCTCTACAGTTAAGCTAGTACTGATCATATAGCATACACCTCTTCTGAGTTGATAGCCAGCTGGTCTGCACTGTGCTGGGTAAGTACTACCTCAACACCACATACCAAGCACTGCTCGTATGTCCTAATCCCCTCAATGTAACTTTGATCAATTGGACGAACTATTGAACTAAGCTTGTCAAACTCTACAACTGAGATAACGTAACAAATGACATCTCTGCCGTATTGCTTAGCTGTATCATACTCAGTTGACAAGTAAAAGCCTAAGCCATTGATTGACTTGCTTGCCTTCGGATAGTCCATAACGCTGAGTAAGTTGCTTGCATTTGTGCCATGGTAAAGTTTGATTGTTCTCATGTCATACTCCATTTAGCTTAGTTTAGTTTGTATATATGTACACGTAAATACGTTTAGAAGAAGAGACTCCTTTACATATATATACACACGGCACTGCGAGGAGATGTCAATATCTCAAATATATATAAAATTTTTTATTATTTTGCCTTACTCAGTGGCCAGATTGCACCATTTTGGGTCAAATCCGAACCAGCTACTTGCCTTTAGGGTAGTGTTCTTGTACATATTTTGATCATTCTGTTGAGTCTATATCACTTATTTTAGCCCTCTAAACCCTCTAAAAAGCTAAAATAAGTGCTCAATCCGGCTAAGAATTGAGCAAGTTTACTAAGGTCCTACATCTCCTCCAGTGTCAAGGGAGGATGCCCTTACAAGAGCTGTGTCAGTAGACAGTACAGTTGTGGTCCCAACTTTGCGTATAGAAAAGTCATAAGTTATACTTGCAACAACTTCTGGATTGCAAGTTACTGTAGGATAGCTTGCCGAACTAAGGCTTTGCCAGACTGTGCTGAATCCTGAGTAGGAGCCATTTGAGCCTGTGTTGTCTATCAAGCTGCTGTACTTTATCTCGTAGTCATCTCCTATGTTAACAGATGCTGGATCAATCCAGTCTAGTTGTGCATAGTCTGATGCTCCAGAGAATACTGGTGAAGACCATACTTTGCCATCTTCATCAAACCTTAAATAGGCACTTGTAGAGCCTCCTGCAAGATTCTCAGTAGAGCTAGTGTAGTCATTGCCACCAACGATTGCACTAGACTTGCCATACTGGTCAGACATAGATATAGCACCAGTTGGTATGCCAGCTAGCCCCCTAAAGTCTGCATCATTGAAAGTACCACTAGCAGTGGCTGCCTTGTCTAGCTCCACATTGACCATGCTAAAGCTAATTGGCCCAGTAGTTGGAAGTGTCATTTGACACCTCCTTCTAGAGCCTCAACCTTGGCTGTCAATTCCTTGATAGCTTCAACGAGTAATCCTACTGTGTTGCCATAAGCTACGGACAAGTGTTCCTGACCTTCGTGCACCATGACAGCTTCAGGTAATACCTTCTGCAAGTCTTGAGCAATTAGACCAGTACGTTCTTCTTCGGTAGCTATGTCAGTGAATGTAACTCCTCTTAGCTGAGATACTTTACTAAGTGCATCAGGTATTAGCTCGATGTCCTTCTTAAGTCTCTCATCAGAGTAAGCAGTTATGTTGCCAGATGCTATAATAGCACCAGTGACACTTAAACCACTAGTAGTTACTGCTAGCTTCTGAGATCCACCAAAGTAGAGAGTAGTTGTCGCAAGTATAGCTGCCTGTACTTCAGCTTGAGTCTGATACTTAGAGCCTTCTAAGCCAGCAGGACTAACATACTTTAGCTCGTCAGTACCTGTATCTATCTCTGCTGTTGTTGCCAGTCCGTAAGTTCCCGGACCAGTTATTTGCCAGAAGCCTGTGCCACTACCAGTATTCTTGTAGGTGTAAGTTACACCCAAATAAGAGTAAGTAGTGCCGCCCACTGGACTGTTTGGAAAGTTAATAGCCATGCTATCTCCTGTGTTAGTTAAACTACTATGTAAGCTAGCCTGTCTTTAAACATTGTTATTCCTTATGCCACCCTGACGTTATTACCCTCAAGGACTGATGTAAAGTTACCTGCTGTTGTAGAACCAGAGAAGTTAGCTGTTGCTGACCCTGTGGTCTTAACAAGATTCCTACCGCTTGTGTGTACCTCAAGATCACCCGCTCCAAGTCTCCACACAAAAGCGGACGTATTTGCGTTACTAATAGCTGTTTGTACATTTTCTATGTTAATGTAGCACTCAACACCTGTAACAACTGTGCTTAAAGAGCAAGTAACAAAGTAGGTTAAAGAGTCTGATCCTGTAATCTCTACATTGGCTATAGACACAGACATGGGATCTTGCTCATACACTGAAACAGCACAAAAGCGAGTCAGGTTACCTGAACCACTTACTGAAACATTGGCGTTATTAACTCTTCCACCGTGAGCGTACTTACCTGCCTGTCGTGTACCGTTAAACTGTACAACCTGTGTAGGTACAGAACTAAGATACCGATACTCTGTATTTGTAGCGATACCACCGCCTACTTGAAAGTCAATATCTGGGTAACCGCGATCACCTACAATCTCCGGTACTTCTACAGAATTGCGCGAGAACTTAACCCCGTCAATGACACCGTGTTCCATCTGTGACTTAATGCTTCTACCACCGCAATTGTTAATGGCACCACCACTAATAAGGAAGCTCCCTTCAAATAACTTTGGATCCCCTACTATATCTTCCTCGGTGAAGATTCGGATGCCATCTTGGTCAGCTTGGTATGTAGCATCTTCTGAATACACTCCATCAATATGTACTCGTGTAATGTTTACTCGCTGCGGCGCAAGACCTATTCCAGCTGACGATACGGTAATACCAGAAACACCTTGCGAACCAAATACCCCTGCCCCTGTTGCCATAGTGACGTTACGTATATCTACATCAATTAACGCCACTTTATCCCAAGCACCCCTAACCCAAATACCATCTCCTCCTGAAAAGGTTGTGGAGGCTCTGAAGCAATCTCTTACATAGAGTTGGCTGATATTTACATCGGCAAAGGAAGTGTTGTTGTAGATGTATACACCAGTAAATGCTTTCCTGTCACAATCAATTGTTAGCTTACCTTGGATGTTTACATCAAAGCCAGCACCCGTTACATCTACAGCCCGCCGTATTGATGCGCCTGAGTCTACTGTTATGGTTGCCCCATCTGCTACCCAGTGCAAGTCTGCTGTTAGCGTGACTGCAATGGAATCCGTGATACGGTAGTTGTTTGCTACACCGCCAAAGTACAGTGCTTTACCTACAGCACAAGCAGCTAGAAGGGAAGGTAGGTCATCTGCTGTTCCATCACCTTTAGCACCGTACTGTTTAACGTCTGCCAAAGATCCCTCCTGTAATAAAGCGACTGTACTGCCCGCTAACGCATGGTCTCCATATCCGTCTACAGCTTGAGTAGCTGCCACTATGTAATCTGCTGCACCTCCGTCACCGGAAGCGTAGTACCCTTTAGTGGATACTAGCTGCCCTGCGGTAAGTGTAGCAAGTTTTAATTGTGCTACTGTTTCAAATAACATTTTTGATTCCTTTATGACATGTTGTTTGCGGCTACGTTACCTGTGCCTGCGCCTAACGAGAAACCGCCAGTACCTCTAGCTGTGTTGGAAGTAACAAGGATGTAGTGAACATCGTTGGAAATCTGAAGCCCTCTCTCTGTGGTAGATGCGCCTACAGGAGCAAACGTATTACCGCTGACTACCCCTCCGGTATCCAGCCCGACTGTAGTTGAATCTATGTACATAATAATGCCCGCAGAGTCAGATCGGATTGTGTTGCCCGTAAAAGAGTACTTAGCGCAATCCCCACGAAGTTCCGCACCCCTTCGAGTACCTAAAGGAATGTACAGATTATTGCCTGTTACAGAGAGCCCTGTGCAATCGAGAAAGTACATAGCAGCCAAGCTACCGGATGGTGCTGTGATCTGATTACCAGAAACTACAATAGATTCTGAGCGCCGAATGTCTGTCCCCTGCCCTACACAACCTGAGATACTATTATCTGAGACTGTGCCACCAATAACGTCTGACACCTCTATACCTTGCAGCAGGGAATCTTCTATCGTGTTACCCGTAATTACAACATTGCGGCAATGGCCGCTTACTGTATTTTTCAAGAAGCTTATACCCTCCTCTGCACTATTCCTGATGACGTTGTTACTTACTACAACAGCGGTCGCTTTAGCTACAGTACCTCTGCTTCCCTGATACACAGCTATTCCCTTACCGCCGCATCCCTCAACTGTGTTACCGGAAATGATTATCTGTCCGTCATAGTCTGACTCGTTATGGTAGGCAATACCATTATCAAGAGAATCGTAAACGGCATTGTTGATAACAGAACCTGATCGGCACTCAAAGTTAATGCCTTGTCCTGAAGAGCCGTAGCAAGTGTTGTTAAGGATATGTATATCTTCGGCAGCACTATGGGTGTCAATAGCATCTCCCCCTCCCATTGAACCACCTAAAGCGTAAGAAGAGTTTGTAATAGTGTTGCCATCAAAAATACAACGACGAGGAATACCCGGATAACCTGAAAGGTTGTTAGTAGACCAACTGTGCCGTACATAGTTAAACGTACTGTTCTCGCAACGAGTGTCCTGCGTGGCATCTGCAACAGAGAACCCATACCCCGTAGTGTTTGGCTGTACTGAGCTTTCAAACAAACTGCTAGTACACTTACTGTTAATACAGCTGACTAGTTGAATACCTGCTCTTGTTAGATCTAAGAAGCTGCATCCATCTACAAGTACGTTGTTTGAGTAGAATGACTTTAGTCCTACAAGATCGTTTGAGTCTACTTGGCTTCCAGTAATAGTGACGTTACGTAGTGTTATGTTCTCTACAAAAGACACCTTATTAAGTATTGCTGTATCCCCTGTGGCGTAAGATCCCATTAAGGGGCCACGAAATGTGACCGTACCAGCTACTGCACTTTGGACTTGAATAATCTCCCCAACAGCTTGGCTAGTAGAGGATGCGTCATAGACTGCTGTAGAGCTAACAAGTATCCAATCATTCTCGGCCAATGAGGAGCTGTTGGCTACAGTCAAGGTAGCTGCTCCTGCAACAACTGAACCTGTCAATGCTAGTGAGCTTGCTAACGTCCCTACCGAAGTAATACAAGGTGTTGAGGTAGTCCCAGCACTGTAATCAAATAAACAATCCTGTAGGGTTGTGTCAGAAGACATTGTGAGTGTAGTGTTGATCTTATATGTCTGACCACCTCCCACTAAGATAGGATTACCTGAATCAAGAGCAGCTTGTGCAGCCACTGAATCATCTGTAGACCCATTCCCGACAGCCCCGTACTTACGAATATCTACGCTACCTTTAGCCTGTAATAAAGCTACAGTCCCGCCAGCTAACGCATGATCTCCATATCCGTCTACAGCTTGAGTAGCTGCCACTAGGTAGTTTGCCCCACCACCATCACCAGCTACGTAGTAACCTTTGGTGCTGGTGATCTGACCAATGTTAAGTTTAGAAAGTTTTAATTGTCCTACTGTTTCAAATATCATTTAGCTACCCATCCTGTATTACTGGTGCCAGATTCTTTAATATATAAAGTAGTACCTGCTCCACCAGATGTGTCCGTGTACATACTCCCTACGGGTGCTGTCTTTGAACCCTCCGGTGTACCTGCACCTGAAGTCCACAAAGATGTACCAACTCCGGGTCTAAGTGTCTCAACAAAAGCTGAAGACCATCGGCTTGTTGTCCACCCTAAAGGGTAAGTGTTATCCGCACCGGGTATAAACCTTCCGCTGTTGCTAATTCTCGCCTTTTCTGTATCAGGTGTGCCTGCACTGCCCGTGTGAAATGCTAAGGCTGTATTGCCGCTTGATCCTTCAGCCACAAAACGAATTGAGCTGTATACTGCGCCTGTGCTGTTGTCGTTCTGCTTTGAAGATATCTTTGCTATTGTTTCATTAGATGAAAGAACAGTGTCTGTGTTGTCAAGCAATATCTCTCTATTACCTTCTGTCGTATCTACGACTAACGATCCAGTTGGATCATAGAACGAAAGGAAGTCACCACCGTCTTGGTTAAAGTTGTTGCCTAACTTTACGTCTGTGGAGTTAGTGAAGAGGGACCAAGCCGTTGCGCCGACATCTACAATATTGGACACAACCCTGACAC